CCCGACGGTTGGGTTCTCCACAGGTACAGCTACTTCAGGGCCGGGCGGAGGTGGCTGGGTAAACATCCTGCCGAGCACGAACCATATCAATGGCTCGGGACATGTTCAAGTTACGACTGCGATGACGGGCGCAGGAGCAAACACGATTATCTTCCAGGAATGGGACTTGGGAGCGCCTACGAAATTTGACCAGCGACCGGTTTTCTCGGCAAAGTTAATGCACGGCAGAGCATTCGCCACTACAGCGCTATCGTGGTCGACGTTGAGTAATGCGCAGTGGGCAGCGATGACTAACGCACAGTGGGCGGCAATGACTAACTAGAGGGAAGGAACTATGAAGACAACGTTGATTGCTTTATTGCTGGTTGTTTCGGCGCACGCACAATGGAGCGCGGCAACCTCGGGATCTTCGGTAGCTAATGCTACTATCGATTCCAAGCCTGCTATAAGATCGGGCAGTGGTTCGCCCTCGGCGTTGGCGTGTACTGCGGGTAAAGACTTATATGTAGATACGTCGGGGCTATTGCTATACGTCTGTACTACGTCAGGTACGCCTGGGACGTGGACGCAGATTGCGGGCAGCGGCGGTACAGGTAACGCGGCGTCAAAGGTGACAGTAGCGTTTAGTGCCACGCCGACGTTTACATGCCCTAGTAGCTCGGCCGGTACGGTGACGTACTTCACGGTCGGAACGTTGACGGCAAACATCACAAGCTCAACGGTAGCGAGCTGTACCACGGGGCAAGTGCTGATATTCGATTTTGCCCAAAATGGCTCTGGTGGATTCACCGTGGCGATGCCTAGCGGGTTTGACAGCGCGACGATCAATCCGACGGCGTCGGCGCACACGAAGTTGCTCTACGTGTACAATGGCGCGAATACGTTGCTTGTGAGTGACATTAGCGATCTGGGACCAATGTTGTTCGGCCAAGAACTAGCTGCTCCAGCTACCCCGGCATCCGGGTTTGCGAGTTGCTGGTTTGATAGCACGGATCATACGGGCGTAGAATGCAAGGCGAACAACTCATCCAATGTGTTCAAGCTCGTGCTAGGCGGGGCTGACATCAATACGGCGACGGGGCAGGTGACGAATCTCAGCAACGTTACGAACGCCTCGCTCGGAACTACTGGCATTGCGAATGGTGCTGTAACCAATTCTAAGATTGCAAATTCGACCATTGATCTGACGGCCAAGGTAACCGGCATTTTGCCGGGAGCCAATGGCGGCACGAACAACGGGTTTTTCCAGGTCTCAGGTCCGGCGGCTTCACTTAAGACCTTTACCTTCCCGAATGCTAGTGCCACAATTCCGCAGACCATTCTCGCTACAACCACAGCAGTTCTAGGAACATCTCCCATTTCTGGCAATTCCTGCGCTTCCGTTGTGACGGTCAGTGCAACTGGAGTAGCCACGACAGATACGATTACTTGGGCGCCGAACGCGGACATATCGGCTGTGACGGGTTACGGAGCAGGCTCTACCGATGGCCTGAAGATTTACCCATACCCAACCGCAGACAACATCAACTTCAAGGTGTGTAATGGGACATCAAGTTCGATCACTCCCGGAGCGGTGACGCTGAACGTGGCGGTGTACCGATGAAATTCATACTTTATTTTGCGTTTGTAAGTGCAGGTATCACTCAGACGTTTCCGTTCCCCGGACCCGGATTACCGTCGTCGGGTGGAGGGGGTGGCGGACCGGTAACTTTCGTCGCGTACACAGACGGAGTGGCCTTCGCCGCCGCCGTGCCTTCGTCGTCCCATACCACAACCACGGGGAACACGCTCATTGTATTTACTTCTCAGGCGGCCGGTTGCGGCTCGGAGACGATCGCCTTCACCGATGATGCTGGGGATTCGTTCGTTCAGCAGGGATCTCTTGTCCAGGATTCCGGACAGTTCATCTGCATGGGAATTGCGGTCGCCAAGAACATCACCGGTCACGCGAATAACACGGTCACCGCCACGTGGAGCGCGAACGCAGGACAAGCAGAAGTGACTGTGTTTGAGGTACACGGTGGCAACGCGACCAACCCAGTGCGCGACTTCCAATCGGGAGCAAACACCTCTGGCACCAGCCCCACTGTATCGACCGCTTCTTTGACTGTAGCAACGAACGACATCGTGGTGGCGGGAGCCTTCCATGCGGTTAGTGCTTCGACGTGGGCGGCGCAGTCGGGATTCACGCTCCAGGGTCCGAGTTCGTTTAATTTGGCGGCTGGCGAGTATAACCAGAGCGCGACAACCGGCGCTGTGTCGATGACGATATCGGGCACCAATGCTGGCAATACGGTGCTTGTGATCGGGGCGGTAACCATAAAATCATGAAAACTATATTCATCCTGATACTGTGCTCTATTCAGGCGATGGCGCAATACAACGGCCTGGGGAACTCTACGCTTGCGTGTCTCGATAAGGACGGAGATCTATACGGCGTGGGGCCTCTAAAGGTCACCGGGACCAACTTGGTATATTCGTCCAACGGTGTGACGCTGGCCGCCACAAGCCAGCCAACGGTGGTATCGGGCGGCACGGGTGGGACCGATGGCGGGCAGGTGGTCACGTTCACCAATGGCGGTGGCACTGGCGCTCTTGGACGGGTCAACGTCTCTGGTGGTGTGCCATCTGGTGCCGTGGTCATCACGAACCCCGGTTCAGGCTACACCTCGGTGCCGACACAGGGAACCGTGGCAACCGTGACCGGCACTGTGACGTTTGCCGGTGGAGCGCTGGCGGCAGAATTTACGTCGGCGTCGCACACGTTCGCGCTGGAGGACACCAAGCGTAACATCTCGATCACGGCGGGAAGCGGCTTCACCACGGGCAGCTACCAAATCCGCTACGTGACGGGCGGCACGGCCACAGTCGATCGGACGGCAGGGACTTCCGGCTCAACTGGCGGCACGTTCTCGATGGCCGGGTGTCTCGGGCCGGATGCCGATGATCGTGATCCGAACGTCCACTCCTCTGCGCAGGCGATCACGAAGTACGGCAGTGTGGCGAACTTTTATCTGCACGCTGGAGCCGCAGCTGGAAACGCTGTCGACACGGCAGCCTACAACCCAACGAACTACTGGGTGGTGGCTCCGTCGGGTGGAAACGATGGTTCCTGTACGTCACACACGTTTGGCGTCTCACCAGATCCGACCGCCGTAACCCCGTGCGCCACTATCAATCATGTTTTGTCCGTTATCGCGGCAGGCGACATGATGATTCTCCGCGGCGGGACTCACTTACCTGGGATCGCCCTAGCGGATATTACTTCCGGTACATCCTCTCATCCAATTCTTTACGTGGCCTATCCCGGTGAGCAGCCGGTGATTGACTTTCAGAATGCTGGAGGATGGTCGCATGATGCAATGAGCTACTGGATTATCGACGGTCTTCGTATCCTTAACGCTGGCACTGCCGGAATCAGCGGCGGTAGTAATTATGGCGGTCCACCGTACCTGACCACGGGGCCGTCGCGTTCACAGGGTATTCGCGTTCGCAATACGGAAGTACTTCTCTGCACGCGCGGGATCTTTGTGTTCGATGGACTTGTGGACAACATCTATGAGGACAACATGGTGCATGATGAGAACACCATTGGGGGCACACACAACATTTATCTGGGGGGACGGTCGAATCCCTCATCGAACATCATTGTGCGCCGATCCATTCTCTTTGGATCAGGTGACTCCACGGGAACCGGGCTTCAGTTTAACGGACGCGTCAGTGGCATGGTGGCCGAAGACAACCTGATCTACTCAAATGGTCTAGGTGGAATTTCATTTGAGATGGGAGTAACCAATTCCACGGTGCGAAACAACGTAATCTTCAATGGTCCACGTTCCGGCTTCATTCTATTCGACTACGAATCGGGATTATGTTTCGACGGTTCGGGAAATCCGAGTTCCTCGGGAACATTTGGTGTGTGTCCCTATGACCAAACCGGAAATCTGTTCGAGAACAATACGATTTGGCTAGGGCAATATGATCCGTATGGCAACCTAATACCGTCCTTGACGCCGGGACTACTTACGGCTTCCGACGCCTCGAACAGTGGACCTCATAGCTTTACGGGAAACACGTTTCGCAATAACACGGTAGTCAATTGGGACGGTTGGATGGTAAACACGCAGGGGACCATTACAGCTGCCGCCCTTCAGCTTACCCTGGATCACAACATCTACATTCCACAAAGTCGCGGCGGAGCGCAGAACGTCCTCCGCGATGTGACCTCCGGTGGGACGCTGTATACGTTCGCGGGGCTTGCGGCGATAACCGGCTGGACGGTCCTGGGTAACACGTACGCCGATCCGCAGTACACGGCCACGAACGTCAACTGGTGGGACACGCCCGCCAACTATGATCTGCGGCTTTTGCCGGCCGCTCCCGGAGTCAATACGGGCAGCGCTACGGGCGTCTCGGCGCAAGACGTTCTCGGGCACACGCGCACCGTGACTCCGAGCGTGGGAGCATATCAGTATGCCTCGGGTGGGACTGCCGTACCGTTGAACACCTGGACGACCGTTCCCACCCACGGCCAGCCGGTTCAGGCAGTCGGGTGGGAAAAACTGCGTTATGGTCGTGCAGCCAAGCGATCCGTTTACATGGGGGACTACCACATCAGCAATAACGAGCCAAACAACGCCTTCCTAATGTTCGACGCCGAAACGATCCGATGGGACGTTGCTGGAATGAACGGCCTGTGGCACAACGAAATGACCAACGAGGCTGGCCACCAAGACGGGATCTACGATTGGGACTCCACGAGGAATGTGTTCACGGCCCTGTGCTGCATGACATTTGGACGCCAAGCAGAGAACCCGTATCACACATGGCAATACGATCCAGTCGGACAAACTGGACGGGATAAACATACCTCACCATCCAACAATCCCCTTAGCGGGAATGAGAGCGGATGGGCGTATGACGCAGCGCATGATAAGTTCATCTTGTACTCATGCAATGACGGATCTGTATGGGAGTATGATCCAGCCACAAACGCTTACACCCAGTTCACCCCGGGTACCCATCCCGTTGCCGGCTTGCATCTGGCATCAATGGCATATAATGCTGATGATGGGCACGTATATTTGTTCGGTGGTCAAATCGGCGGAGCCACCTTTAAGAATGATGTGTGGAAATACGACCAACCCACCCATTCATGGAGCCAGTTAAGCATCGGCGGGTCCACTCCTGCTGGCCGCTATGCTGCTGGTTGGGATTACGACTCGACCAACCACGTATTTGTTCTATACGGTGGCTTCACTGACTTTCAGGTAACCATCACCAATGACACTTGGCAGTTTGATCCGGTGGCGCTCGCCTGGACGCAGTTATCCACCTTGGCCGGAGATAGTTGCTCGTCGCTGGTGGCTCCATATGAGCGCTTCTCATACGACAGCGACCATAATGTTTTCGTGCTTGTACAAAGAACCAATGGAAGCAATTGCGGGTTTGCGTCCGATGCCCAGTGGGCTGTTGGGTCGTTTGTTATCCAGACGTGGCTCTTTCGTGTCGGCGGGGTTGGCCCGAACGTTGGAATGCTAACAACTAGTCCGACGCCGGCAGCTGGTAGCGTAAATCGCCACACAACCGCATGGGCGCAGTCTGCGGCGATTGCCTCGGACGGCACGACACTGTACGCCGGATGGGAGGAGAGCGGACTCAATTCGGATGCCACGGACGGAACCTATGTGCATACCTATGCCAGCCAGTTTTCATCCGGTTCGTGGAGCGCGATGGGGTCCGCATTCTCGGCGCTGAACCCTGAGACGCCATCCCAGTGCAGCCCCTTCGCGGTCGACGGTCACGAACCGTCGATGGTATCGGCCGGCGGAACTCCCTGGATCTCCTACTACGCCGGTTGCGAGCAGTTCACGAACGTCTACGCGAAAAGCTGGACCGGATCTGCTTGGAGCGGCTCTACTATCGGGCTGATAAATCCATTTTCGCTGGTTGCAAGCAAGGTGTCGCAGGGACAGAGCGCGCTCACGGCGATCGGGTCGACACCGTACGTAGCGGTGATTGAGGTTGAGGAACTGGGGATCGGAAGCGGGAACCAGGAAACCCTGGTCTATGTGAAGCATTGGAACGGTTCGTCCTGGGTGCAGGACGGCGGTATGTTGAATCGCCAGCGCACGGCGGGACCGACGACAGAATGCACGGCGTCTCTACAACAGTGCAGCAGGTCATTTTCGATAGCCGCCTCCAATACCGGTTCACAGCCCCTGGTGGCCTTCACGGAATATCTGACCGACAACAACGGTAGCGACAACGCCCCTGGTGTATATGTCTCCCAGTTCAATGGCTCCTCGTGGGTGGCGCTCGGGTCGCTGATAAGTACAAGTGGCAAATGGGCTGCGGATCCAGCTATCACGTATCTCGGTGGGCAGCCGTATGTGGCCTACACCGAGCGCACTCAGGGTGGGGTGGCGCAGGTGTTCGTGAAAACCTGGAACGGATCTTCGTGGGGTCTGGTCGGGAGCGGGACCTTAAACAAGGACACGTCTACTGGATGGGCATTTCGTCCCTCACTAACTAACGACGGAACCAACCTGTTTCTCGGATGGATCGAGCAACAGGCCATCGGGCAGCGATCGCAAGCCTATGTGGACAAGTGGAACGGTAGCGCATGGTCAGCCCTCGGAACGTCGATCAACGCCGACGCGACCAACGGCAGCGCGATGCGGGCGTCGTTGGCCATCCTGTCCAGTCAGCCCGTGTTGTCGTGGAGCGAGGTCAATTTCGGAGCCACCCGCCAAGTCTATGCAAAGAACTGGAACGGCTCATCCTGGGTAAACCTTAGTTCGCTTTGCTCGATTTCTCCAACTACTCTAGGGGCCTACACGGTGACGCAGAACGTCGGTACCGTCACCATGACCGCCAACAATTGCGGCGGAGGGACGCTGAATTGGACATCAAGTGGGTTGCCGGCTGGCCTGAGCGGCTGCACTTCAGTATCAGGTACGACCTGCACGATCACAGGAACGTTGACAACGTCTGCGACCTACAACGCTACTATCTCCGTCAGCGATGGAGGAAGTAACTCCGCGTCGATTACCCCGACCATTGTCGTCAACGGGGCACCAGTGATTACGACCAGTAGCCCGCTACCAGGAGGAACGGTCGGTACGTCTTACTCGCAAGCATTGACAGTTAGTCCAGCTGGGACTACTCCTGGAACTTGGAGTGTGTCGAGCGGAACGGTTCCAACTGGTACTAATCTAGGGTCAACGACTGGTATTCTCTCTGGAACGCCTACGGTGGCCAACACCTTCACGTTTACGGCGCTCTACACTGACGCTAATAACATTACGAATTCCAAAAGTTTCAGTGCCACGATCAATAGCAGTGGCAGTACGACACAGCCGCTTATGCTAGGCGGGCGTATGGTAATTTCGAGATGACGCGGTACAATGTGTTCTAGGCTTCGTTAGGAGGAAAGATGTTTTTGCTGGCAAAAAGGAAGTTTCATTTGGTACGCGCCGGTCTGGTGCGGGCCGCGCTTCCGGAAAGTTGTGCGCGGTTAGAAGGTAACGTGCGCCCGTACACGGCGATGGTAGCTGTCAAGAATGTCGGGAAGCTCGGACAGGTAGAAGCAGCTTCCTACGTCCCTCCAGCGATCCTTATCTCGGGTGCGATGTGTAGAAAGCGGTTGCTCGACGATGGCATTGCGCGTAGCTGGATGTTCGTAGAAGCGGGAGCGTTCGATATCCACGCTGATGATCAGTTCGGGTGCAACGAGCTGATGGACAAGCTGCGGAAATTGTTGACTGCCCGGTACCGTCCTACCAACGCTGGACAATTGGATGGGTATCCGTACATAATCGAGGTGTACCCGTTCGAGAACTACTTCATCTACACGTACAAGGCGGACAAGTTCAAGCAGCTGTACGAATTGGACAACAAGAATCGGGAAGTCTCGTTCGTCGGTGCGCCGAAGCCGGTGGTGGAGAAGTTTGTCGAGGCCACGGTTGCGCAGAAAATACAGATCGCGGCCATGATGACAATCCGCGAGCCTTTACAGCGCGTGCAGACAGGCATCCGGTACGCAGACGCGCCTGTGAGGGCGAACATCTGGCTGTTCACCACGGGCGGTAGAAACTCGGAATTGGTAACTCAGGTGTTCCGCAATATGTCGAACATCGAGAATGCCGTCCGCGCGTATCAGATGTACAGAACGGCCGTAAATAAGACGCCAATGACACCGGCCTTCAGCCCAGTGCAGTTGACGAGCATGGGGAAGATTGCGGCGTCGCTGGCCAAGAAGGGCGTGGACCCGTACGACTTCGCAACATGGGCGTCAGGCCAGATTGGGATGCCTCAGGCTAAACCGGCAGCAGCGGCGAAGCCGCAACCTCAGACTCAGATGATCCCTCAGAGTCCTATGGAACAGCAGCCAAAGCGTGCAAAGACTGCTATCACGTCACCTGAGGCGAAGGCAGTTTCGGAGATGGCGTGGAAGAAGACCAAGAGTGCAATGGTCACGGGTACTCAAGGTGCGCACCAGGATGCGGCGAATGCGCACTTCGCAGCCAACAAGCTGTTACCAGTGGGCGAGCTGGCAAACGCGCATTTACAGCAAGCTCAAGAGCACATGCGGGTAATGCAGCCAGCTATGATGCAACCGGGCCAGATGCCGGGGGGTGCCTCTCAACCACGGGGCGGGGGTCAGCAGCGCGGCTACGGCCTCGCTATGCAGCGCTAGGGGCATCTCGTAATGCGTCTTATCCAAGTCATCGCGGGGCCGGTGCCGAGTATTCCAGCGGTATTCAATCCGCATGCGATGATGGAGCATCAGATCAAGGTAAGCTCAAACCATGTGCGTGCGTTCTTTGATGAGATCGACTCGGCGTTAGACAAAGGCGAATCAGTCAAAAACGCTATCCGTTCGCCCAAAGGTGGACTACAGGACGACCGGTTTGACGGTATCTTCAGTAGGCTTATCTCTCAGGCGAGATTAGCAGGATTCGGCCACGGGGCCAGCGTGTCGAAAAAGAGCATGCCCGCAATGTACGGGCGCGATGTTTCTGATAGGGCCAATGTCAGAGCGTCGAAGGTAAATGACTGGATGAAGCGCTCAACACGCAAATGGTTGACAGCGGTGCCTGAAAGTGACTACGTCTTGGGGAAAGAACGTGCTATGAGGGCAGCGCAATATGAGGCAAGCAGAGCCTATTTCCAGGGTTTGAAGGATGCTGTAGGAGGCGCCAATTTTGAGAAAGCATGGTTAACCTCGGCGGGCGAAAGTTGTGAAGATTGCCAAGCGAACGAGGATGAAGGTGGTATTCCAGTTGCGGATAGTTTCAGTAGTGGCCACGGCTATCCTCCGGCGCACTTATCGTGTGCTTGTTTCGTAACGATGTCTAAGGGGGCTTAGAATCTTATGGGGTTTGATTGGACAATCTCCATCGGAAACGTGATAACCGTTCTGGTGTTTGTGGGCGGTTTGGCAATAACCGCAGTAAGGAACTGGCGCAAGATGGAATTACGATTGACAGTCACGGACAACAAATCAGACACTCTAACGTCTGAGATTATAAAGTTGACTGCCGCGCACAAAGACTTGTCTACGATAGTCAATGAGGGTAGGTCGGCGGTGAGCGACCTAGCGGCAGAGTTCGCCGTAGTCAATGCGAGCTTGGCGGCACAGGCGAAACTATCAGACGAGCGTTTTACACGTACTACGGTTGCTCTAGATGACATGGCGGGCGATATTCGGCGTCATGGAGCACGAATTGGTGATCTCGATGTGTGGCGGTCGGGCGCGGCAGAGAAGATGCACACGCACGAGTCTCGATTGAAAGCATTGGAAAAAGAAGCATGACACTTGCGATGTACATTCGCGCGACGGCCTACGGGACGCAGACGGGCAGTATCACGTGGAACTCGCCCTCGGGTCCGGTAGGCAGCGACTGGTACGAGACATACATCGGTCTTGCTCCGCAGGGCAACGAGCATCCGCCATCTTTGAAGAATCCGAAGAAGACGCCGGTGCCCACGGCGCAGACTGGATGGAAGAAGGGCAGTTCTCAGCGAGAAAAGAAACAGGCAAGAGCAGATATGGTAGAGATTCATAAGCGCATGAGACGTCAGATAGGTAAGCCAGAAGTTGCTCATACGGCCTTATTTCCGGTATATCCGAATATTTGGCAGAAGATGTAAGGAGTGTGCTATGGGTTTTGAACAAACGACATTGGAAACGGCGCAGGCAAACGCCACGGCGTCAGTTACCGCGCAGGTAGCGAGCATGAACGCTGCCAGCAAACAGAACTACATGAACGTGACGTGGCCGAATTGGCTGGCCAGTGTGACGACGGGCAGGAACAACGACATGAAGAACCCGCCGCCTCCCGACCCGCCGATGGCTTACGAGGTCGGATACTTCGACGATCCTACGACGGGCGGCGGAGACGCCACGCCTGGACCGTACGCGAATATCAAGGTGCAATGGGCGTATCCGAAGTTGAGTGACAAACCGGTGTGCGACAGGCCGGGGCTGCCTACAGTACCGCCGCCGCAGAAGCCCATCCCAGAGCGTGACGATATCCGCAACGTACCCGTGGGTGATTTCTTGCCCGTGGGTGCGACGGTAACTGATCCAGTGACTGGCCATGTGTATCAGAAGCAGGCCAGTCCGACGCCGTGGGGTACAGCTTACTTTTATCTGAGAATCCAACCGCCGATTGGGAGCTAAAATGCTGTTGGCCTTGGCACTATACGTAGCGCAGTTGTTGACAGGAAAAGTGGTGAGGGGCGGTTATGCCGCCCCTTCCGCTATCATTTGTGGCTCACTGGGAGCATTTGGTAGCGGACAGTGTAAGTGTATCCAGGTTGGAAATCCGGTGGGTTGCGCGTTTGATGTACCGTGGTCGGGCGTGGTATCGGTGAGCAGTGGTCCCCTGATCCAGGGATCGCTCACGATAATTGACAGTGTCACATGCGTTAGCTATACGCAAAGCTCGGCGTCGACTGGTGCGCCCGCGTCGACTACGACGTGCCCTGTGCTCAGCATAGATAATACAACGGGAATTTTGACTGGCAGCGGCGGACCGTTGACGGTCGTTATTCAGTAGAGGTGAAGTGTGCGAGCAATCCTTCTTTTGATAGTCATCCCATTACAAGCTGAGATCACTAATGTAAACATTAGCGAGATTACGGCGACGCAAGCTATCTTGCGCTACACTGCGCCTAACACGTCGGCGTGTACGGTAGAAGTGAGTGAGCAATCCGGATATACGCCATTGGTTCATGATGTTGATCCTGCGCTGTTTACCGGGTCTAATCAAGACAATAGAGCAGACAACCTCGGGGCCGGGACTACGACAAGGGTGTTCATCATCGGCAAGCGTAGAGCAGAACAAGCTAGTAATGGACACTGGTACTCGCGGGCATTGCAGGCGTTCACGAGACATTATGTCCGTGCTACATGCGGGTCTGATGTCAGCACGAGTAGCTTTCTCACGTCGAATATACTTCTCGGCAATACGTTCAATGAGCAAGTCCCGCCTGACCCAAACGTCACGACAGCCGGTGGCTACTTCTATGCTGGAAGATACGCCTACCCAGAGTTCTTGAACTGGAGTTCCACAGACGCAACCGCGCGGCAAGAGATAGTAATAGATCCGATGACTGGCATGGCGATGAAGCGCTTTACCATGCCGATGGATAAGGGTAACCAACAGGCTCTTGGGTTCTCGGCGGCGTCAACGCCCACCGGAAACTGGACAACGCCGAATAACGCGCTAGTCGACGATACTGCCAGCGCTGTATTTAGCGGCACCGGCCAGGACTGGCTTGTACTTACCGTTGCTCCGAACTATTCTAACGGAGGTCTCGAGGCAGTCACGCTTCAGATCAAGGGCTGGTGCTCAGTTGGGTCTTGTACTGGCGACAATGCAAAGATTCAAGTATGCCCGACTGTAAATGGTGGAGCGTCGTGCTGGCCGTCTAGCTCTAACGTCTATGACATCACTTTGGGAACAACTGCGTTGCCCTCTACGTACGTAGTCTATGGTGATGGCAGTCTGAGTCAAACGCCTTGGACGCCAGCAGGGACGCCGACTCTTACCTCTGGAGATACGAAACAGCGTACGGGTACGGTTAACGTAGACAGCTCTGGAAACGTGAGTTGGGTTAGCGGCAACTACTTCTATCCAGGTTGGACGGGCGGTAAGATCACCATCGGTAGCTCGGTTTGTACGATCAATACAATGAGTCATCCGTGGGCGCTAGCTACGACTCCGGCGTCGTGTTCCCCGGCATTGAGCGTGCCGGTGTCGGGCGCGTCCTACACGGCGACAAACTTCGGATACATGATCCGAAAGAAGACTACGACAACGGATCAGATAAATATACAGTACGTGCAAGCGACGTACAACCAGAGTGCAACCCTACAGTGGCCTAGTGGCGGGGCGACGTTGCTGTGTTCGTTGACGCCGTCGATAAACACCGTGACCGGGCATTCTGGTTACTGGTGCGTGGTCGGCAACTCGCCACAGACGTACTGGGTTGACTCGACAACGGGCGACGCAAACTGGCTGGGCGTCAATACGACAGACTCACACACCGCGCCAGATGGATGGGGATCGCAGTTGTGCTTATCGGACAGTGTGACATTCATTGGGTCGAGCATGTATTGTGTTGTTAGTGATACGAGTTCGATCGGCGTCGTGCTTAAGTGCGATATAACAACAACGAACCAGACTGGAAGTTGGAGCCTGTCCTGCACCAACCTCACTAAGAGTTCGACTGGAAAAGACCTGTACTCGCTATTGACCGCATTTACGGCGGGAGATACAGTGCCGTTTGATCCGACGTCATTTCTTGGGACGGGTATTAAGGCTGTCCAAAATGGCCATATTCACTTTGCATCTAATCGATCATTCCAAGACACGATTGGATGGCACTATGTCTTTGACCCAACGCTTGTCGGGTCCGCGGCTGGGTGCGTGGGTGGAGGCAACCCGGGCTGTATTATAGCTGCTGCGAATACGTGGGTAAACGCTCCCGCGCGGTGGTGTGTAAGTCATGCTGCAGGCTATGCCGGGGAGCAAGATCTCATTGTAGTCACGGGCAAGAATACGGGCGCGGGTGCGGGTACTCCGGGCGGCGGACAGTATAACGTCAACACGACGACGACGTTGACAAGCACTCCTACTATAGCTGCCGGGACGGGTGGCTGTCCTGGTGGTAGTGCCGGGTGCGACAACATGGTGTTAGACGGTGAGCCATGCAATCAGAGCCCCGCAGGGTCTATCGGCGGCAACCCCGCTGATCCTCTAAATTGCCCAAAGAACGGAGCATGGACTTATCTCCAAAATTACGCAGTAGGTGACGTGTTTCTGATGGGCGGAGGCGAAGCTGTCAAGGTCATCACCAAGACAGATGCGCAGCATTGTATGGTGCAGCGTGACATCGGCAACATCGGCCTGACCACGCCGAGCACGACGCGTTTAGATACACAGTGCATGGCACGTTCAGATACTCCACCGTGGCACAACGGTATTGCGGGTAATCCCTATGTGTGGGATTACATCGCAGATCCCCACGGGACCAATATCGGTGGGACAACCGTTGTATCGTCTTATGGGTATGACCACCAAACTGCGAGTGCGACGATGGCGGCGGGTGATTGTCCGTTCTATGATCCGTCGTGCGGTGGGTATGGCGTCCGCGATAGTACGAGGTCAGTGCTGGGAAATCCAAACCGGTACGAGAACCTCGCGCCAACCTTTGCGAGCGTAAATGGGATAGCGGCTTTCAATGAAATCGCGCAAGACCATCCGAACTTCGCGCAAGCTAACGCACCGGCCACAGAGCAGAAGTGGTTTATAGACTCTAGGCCAATGGGCGGTGGAGGCAATCAGTTGAACGATGCAGCTACGCTCGTTTCCGGTCAGCTCTACAAGTACATATCAAGAACATCAGATGGAGACAATCTTAATTGCGCGGGCGGGAATCCTACGGCCTGTGACGGTGGAAGCTCATCGGCATTGAACTCTATCTCTAGGAAGCTCCAAGCGACGATGGCATTTTGCGGCTCGCAGCCTCTAGTTGACATCAGTCAAGCTGTGCTTGGCAATGTGATCAACACGGACTCGACCAGCGCATATGAGTACTGCATTGCTAGAAAAGCCGGTGAGTGTCGTACCGGGTCTACACGGGGTGACATCTACTTCAATTGTCCGTATGTCAAACCAAGAGCTGATACAACGTTGGGCTGCAACAATGTGGCCAATGAAAACGGCCTCATGAATGATCCGTGCTTCAACAACACCGGGGCATATCTGAATGGCATGGATCAGATCGGATTCCAGCGTACAGACTCGGCGGGGGCGGTTGGCCGTATTCTCAATTATGGCTTCATGCGGTACAGGGTGAACAACGTCAACGAGAACACACGTACTACGCCAGATGGGTTACGGTTCATGGTGGAATCGCTTGGGATGTACGGTACGGAGTACTCGATCATATCCGGCAAGATGGTGTCATATCCGAAAGAGGATTCGATCGCACGGAACAACTACCAAGCGGTACAGTTGAATATCACCGCGCCCGGTGGCACGAATAACGTTACTGTCACATTCGGACTGGCAGAGTATGAGACTGAGGGTAGTCCTCTCTGTACCAGCCGCCAAGAGTTGTGTCTGGCTAATGCGACTACGCTGCAAAACCCGCCGTTTCAATTCCCGTCAGAGGGATCGGATGGAACACAGGCGACGATATCGGGCGTCCCGTGTACGACAACGTGTTCGGTAGTCATCCCTGCATTACCGGGGCGTGTGATTTACTATCAAGTGAATTACCGTAATAGTAGTAACGTGGTAACGGCCCAATCAGCTGTTGGTGTTCTGGTTGCGCCCTAGTCCGGTTGCCCGCAGCGATGCGGATTAGAGAAGATACTGCGGAGAAAGGATAAAGATGGACTAGATTTGAACGGTGAAACGATAGGGAATTCAACAGTGTGCTGCATATGAAACCCCGGTCTAGAGTATCAGGCCGGGTTTTATTTTGCTCTTGTGTACGGTGTAATTTGTGTACTATTATGGTGGGCATGGGGTTGAATAAGACATTACGGACGCAACTGGATAAGTTGCCGCTGACTGAATTGAAAGAGTACCTGTCAAACCGTCGCGGTAAGTTGCGGTCGGCGTACGGTCGATGGGGTGAGAGCAAGGTGCCGCGTAAGTGTCCGCGTTGCGGTAAGCCGGTAGGGGCGAGGGAGCTGCGCCGTCATCTGCGTCGAAACAACTCAGAATGCCCAAAGGAGAAGAAATGAAATTCGATTGGGACTTCTTAGTGAGGGGAGGCTATGTAGTGCTGATTTTTGTCACGTTTGCGGCAGTGAATACGCTCATGCAAGTAACATTAACACTTGACGAGTGGTTCAAGATGAAGCGGCGGGAGTACTTCATCATGTATCGTCCGGTGGAAGACGATGAGACAAAAGAGGTAGCCAATGACAAGAAGTGAATGGCTCTTGGCGGGCCTCATGGTAGCGATGGTCGTGCTAGCTTGTTTTGTAGCCGTGCAGGTAAGTTCGTTGCGCCGAGACTTGAAGCATGCAGAAAAGTCGCCCGTACCAGACATGTTTTCATACACGACGCCTGATGGAAAACTGTATGCTTGCACTCTGCCATCTCCGCGAGTAGAGACGGAGACGAAGTGCTATGAGATAAGGCTGCAAATCCGCACGTCAGACGGTTCAGGTTCAGGCTGGTACATGACACCTAGGACAATTAAATGAAGAAAGGCGGCGGAAGGGCAAAGGGATCGGCGTTCGAGCGACATGTCGCCAAGATGGTGATTACTGCGTTCGCGCATCACGGCATCAAGAAGGTTGACTGCTACAGAACTCCGTTATCGGGCGGGCATCGGTTCGCCCGTGAGTCAGACCCTGGAGATCTGGTGTTCTCGCCAAAGCTAGCAAATCTGTTCCCGGCGTCGGTGGAGTGCAAGTCGTACCGCACGTTAGACTGGCCGAAGTTGTTCCTTTCGGGTAAGAAAGGGCATTGGGGAGATTGGTGGAACCAGTGTGTTGCGGCATCATCGCCGGGGCGACATCCGTTGCTGGTATTCCGGCAGAACAGGTCTGAAGTGTTCTGCATGTACCAGCCAGAGGACTGGTGGAATTGGACCCCGCTACCGGTGTTCAAAGGCTTTATGCACGGGCGTCAGATCCGTATCATCCGGTTTTCGGTATTTCTTGAGAAGTGTGTAGAAAGGAACCGCAAGTGAAGCAACTGACATACTATCTGGAGAAAGACTTTACGTTTTCGGCGGCGCACCATTTGCCGCAACATGATGGGAAGTGCCGCGACCAGCATGGTCATAATTTCAAGGGCAAGATCGTGATACGTTCCCAAGTATTGATGGGTGGAGTAAAAGATGGCATGGTCATGGATTATACGGATGTTAAGGCTCGTATAGCGTACACCATCGAGAAGTACCTTGACCATAAAGACTTGAACGTAACCCTACCAGAGCTTGCGAATTTGATGCCGGGGGATCCGAAATGGACAGGTCCAGATTTGCGCCGTCTCGCACAGACACCCACGAGCGAGAATATTGCTACAATTCTCTTGCACGTATGGCGTGATCTGGCGAAAGACAAGTCGTACGGGTGTGTGTACAGCATTACGATCGAAGAGACAGACACAAGTCGTTGCACAGTCTGCTTGGAGGACTAATTGCTAAAGCGCGAGAATCCGGTCTGTATGCTGGCGGCGAGCATAGACGCTTGCGCCTTGTGGCGTCTGTTCATGCCGCATCTGTCGTTGCCCGGTAGCGGGTTCTATTGCTTCATGCAGCAACCATCGTTCGATATCATATCGACGTACGAGGTTGCGGTGGTTCAGCGGTGCTGCACTACGGAGCAATTCCGGTTCATAGAAACAGCGGCAAGGTTCGGCCTCAAGATCGTGTACGACCTAGATGACGACGTGTGGGATCTGCCTGAGTACAATCCGGCGCACTCCATTCTGAATCAGTACAAGCAGGGCTTCAACACCTGTATCAGAATCGTGGACATGGTGACGGTGTCTACTCGCATGTTGGCGAAGGTGGTCAGGAAAAACGTCAAGACAATGGTCAACGCACGCACGGGCAAAGAGATTCCGATCCGCGTGTGTGAGAACAGAATGCAGGAACGGTTGTTCGTTTCTCCAGTCGCGCCGGTATCGCCGTTGCTCGTAGGATGGGCCGGGTCTAGCTCGCATATCGGGGACTTGAAGCTGGTAGAATTGGCGGTCATTGCGTGCGCCAAAGAGCGGCCGGATGTGATGTTCGAGTTTCGCGGATGTGAATTACCGGTAGACAGCAAGATACTTGAGTTGAAAAACTACCGGCATCGGTATTGGATGCCCGTCGCCGAATATGGTGCCAGGATGCCGATGTGGGGATGGGGCCTTGCATTAGCGCCGGTTACAGAGCATCCGTTCAATGACTCGAAATCGTGCATCAAGATGGTTGAGGCGGCGTATTGCAAGATACCGACGTTGGCGTCGTGGGTGCGCCCGTATGATGAATTTTGCGGGTGGGATAAAGAGCTGATCTGGTTGCTGTGCGCGGGTACATCATCGTGGGAGAGGAAGATGCGTGAGCTTATCAACGATGACGCGCGGCGGATTGAGCTGGGTGAACGGTGCTACAAGGTCATGAAGGAACACTACAGCTTGGACAAACCGCATGAGTCGTGGCAACAGGTCATAGCCGAGGTACGTGCTCTATGATTATGTACCTGGAGATAATCGGTGCTATTGGAATTGCCGTGTGGTTTGTCTACATCGCGCTTACGTGGGCAGAGGCAAAGCGCAGCGTAGATGTAGCACGCCGGGTCAACGTCTTTATGTGTGATGTCCACGGTCCGATAGCAGAGGGAAGCACGTTTACGTTGTTTGATGATCTAGAAGTGCAGTACGATAACGGAGAAGTGAAGCGTGAACCTATGCGCGTCTGCCCCATCTGTTTTGAAAACAAGATCAAATTGGCAAGGAGCAAAACGTAATGGAAAGTGGTGCGAATAAGTCGCGTATGATGGCAGCGGTCAGTGTGGAGAAAGCGCTCAACCGCTTGGTGAAGTGGCGCATGATCTTCGCCGGTTGGCAGCTGGGTACCAGAAGCAAAGAGGACCCTGAGGCCCAAGCTGTGCGAGACACACGAGAGCTATTGATGCTGCTCCGCACAGAAGTCAACGCATTAACGGCGTGTCTGCTAGAGAGCAAAGCCTTGACGCAAGACCGTTTACAGGCGCAGTTGATTATCGAAGCCAAAATGCTGGAAGAAGCATTCGAAGCTCGATGGCCCGGTGCCAAGGCAACAGATGACGGGATCACGTTGGATCAGCGGGCGCAAGCCTGGATGAGCAAGTGGAGGCCGTGATGGACGAAGATACAGAGCGGATGCTAGATAGAATGACAAATCGGGTCACGCTCACAGACGGCTCTCCGGTCACGCCAGACCACAAGACAATTGATCCTGCAACCGGTATGCAGAAGGGTTACAAGGTCTTGTCGGAGAAAGAACGTGCTAGAGGCTTCGTGCGCCCGGTACGCCGGACATACCGGCACGTTGGCATCAGGCCGAAGTACCCGTTACGTGACTTGACGGATAACGAGAAAGAGACTTATGCTTCTGTTGGATATGTGAAGTACGAAGCGTATCTAGATAGTGAGTCTCCATTGGTAGGTCGTTTCTGGACTCAAGCACAGTTGAATAGCGGGTGCCGGGGCGAGACTACGATGGGAGTTGCTTTAGCAGAGACATATGCGGCAGACCCGAAGTTTTACGGCGGTGCCTTTTGTGCGCATTGCAGGACTCACTTCGACAACGAAGAATTTGTGTGGGCAGGAACTTCTGAGATACTAGGATCATGAAGACGCCGGTTATAGATCGCGTGCGTTTCATCTTGCCAGAAAACACTGAGTATCAGTTTCCGGCCCTCTCGGTGGTTGAAGCATGGGTGAATTGCTTCAAGAACAAGATGGACGTGAACGACGTGTCTATGGGTAAGGCCGAATGGAAGTTAGAGTACGAGCTTGTCATCCCGGCAGAAGACCTTGAGTTTTTCTACTCGGCGGGCATGGCGCGGTTGTCGCCTACGCACTTGAAGCAGGTAGATGCCGTGATCGATTTCAGCGATAAGGCCATAGAGCGGTTCATGGGTTCGAACAAGCATGTGCTGCAAATATGTGTTATGCTGGCCGGGTTGCCGGTAAACGCCGCGCCGTACCCTAAATTGCGCTCCGTTAAGCCGTTGGCCTCAAACTACCGGTGGGGGCGGGCCAACCCAGCTACGGCCTCGCTAATAGCAGCTACGCCCGATCTACAGCCGTGGGGCGTCGGGGATTTGACGAAGCTGGATGACCATTACCTTACGGGCGTTATTGGGGAGGCGGGCCGTGGTACGGCGCTGGCAGCGGCGATGGGCTTGGGCGTGGTTGAGATTGTTCCTTCGGGCCGTCCGCGCCTTTGGCTCTCGAAATATACCAGTCCCCTGTATCGTGTGGTAGAGGAAGGTGCTTCAATGTCTCATGTAGAGAGGGCGATGAGAAGCGTAGAGAAAGCTATTTCTACGAAGGAGAAAGACAAATGAAGAAGACGTGGCCCGGGTCATTTTCTGTGGCTGGTGCTCTGTTGGCAATTGCGATGTATCCATCCAGAGCAAAAGAGCTTTGGGCCGTGATTGACCCATTTCTGATAGGTATGGCAGTAAGCGCCTTCGGGTGTGGGATATGGGAATGCTTTCGCCAAGCGGTTGAAGCACTATCACAGAGGGGCGCAGACAGTGATGTCGTGAACTTGAAGGACAAGTAGATGTATACAGCTAGTTCACGCTCGGTTAACGGCCCTAACCCGGACGGTAGCTATAACGTCTATTGCTACAATTGCCGTGATTTCATCTGTACGACATTCACAAGAATCCACCGTGCGCTGTGCATGATCTGCAAGGCAGAAGAAGACGGCAAACCTCTATCGGCAGATATCTTGCAGCAATACAAGCTAGCAAGAGGCAAGCGCTCGGATTTGACCGCACTTAATCTCCCTGAGCCAATCATTACCGGCCCGGGGATTAAGAAGTTCCGCTTCGGCAGCATGGCCGGTGAAGTGTTCTCGGCGATGGGCCGGTTTCTGTCCGCGCAGAAAACTGAGAAGCAAGAAGCGGTCAACCGGGGCGGTACCGCGCCGTCTGTTCAGATTGCGAAAGCGAAGCGCCGCCCGCGCCTTTTCGGTAACGTAGGTGTGGGTGACGTGCAGGAGCAGGCTCCAGCCGCAACCCCATTGGGAACAATGGAAGACTTCGCAAAGAGGAGCGACAATGAGTAAAACACAAGAGATACCGGACGTACCTGCATTCGAAGATATATCTCTGCCGGTAGCTGAGATCTTCAATTCGGTACAGGGTGAGGGCCGTTGGGCCGGTACGCCTATGACGTTTGTCAGGCTGGCCGGTTGCAACGTGGGCAAGCCGTTTACGGCAGATGAACGCAAGAAATGTGGCTTACAAGTCTACCAAGAGCGCTGCACAGATTGGAATGGCAAGTCTTTTGCCTGCGATACAAACTACAAGCGTGCGAACACGTACACGGTGCAGGAGTTGCTGGACCATCCGCTCGTAAAGGCGGCGTACCGTGTATGTCTCACGGGCGGCGAACCGCTGATGCATCCGGCCTCGGTAGTGTTGATCCAGTCGCTGGTAGCGACCAAGGTCGTCCACGTTGAAACTTCCGGCACGAAGCCGGAGCCGCCTGTGATGGATTTCTATCGGCATCTGTGGATCACGGTCAGCCCAAAGCAGGGGTGTCTGGATGCGATGCTGGAGCGGGCCGACGATATCAAGGTGCTTGTAGATGTGTCAGTGTTTGATCGTGCGGCATTTCTTATGAAGTTCGGCAAGTACATTGAGTTCGAGAAGGTGTGCGTGTCGCCGGTCAATGGGCTTACGCTGCTTGACACGGACAACGCGAAGCTTTGCTTCAATCTCTGCATGGACTTTCCGAAGCTGCGCCTTTCGATGCAGCTGCATAAGGTGCTCAATGTTCGCTAAGTTAGGGCAGTGGTACTGCCGGTTATTTCACCGGCGTTCGATCTCGACGCCGGTGCATTCCACGTATCGCTGTTGGAAGTGTCTGCGTGAATTCACTACGGGGTGGTAGATGCAACAGGTAGAAGGCAAAGCTCAATGTGGAAAATGCGGTGCGCCGGTGAATATGACGATTGCGCCAGCGGCGGTGACCAACTTTGACACGTGCAGTGTGATTGTGATAGAGCACTCAGGGCAGACGTTGTGTCCGGAGTGCGGAACGGTGGTGCGCCCATTCATTCCTGGACTCGGCGGTATCGGGATTGTGATGGCTCCGGTCCCGCCTAACCAACAGCAATTGATATTGACACCAGGAGGAAAAACAGTTTGAAAACGTTAGAGAGTGTGATTCAGGTTGATCTGGAAAGTCGACCGTTGAGCGCATTGGAGGCAGCCGTCGATGAGTTGACACAAGAGCTGTTCCGGCGCAACAGGGCCTTTGTTCCGCTGTACCCGTGGGTGTTCGTGCGGGTGTGCAAGCGTGAACAGCAGCGGTCGGGCATCTGGTTGTCGAGCGCGGTGCAGAATAAGACTGTGCATGAAGGTATCGTCATGGCGACGTGGGGTGAGCGGCAGACTAAACACGGCCTTGCTGCTACGGCCTTATCTCCAGGTGACCATGTGCTGTTCCATCATTTCGCGGGCGTCCCGATCGAAGGCTATGACAGAGACCGCTACCGGGTCGTGCGTGAGTTGGATTGGGACCCGGTCAATCAAGGCGGCATCTTTGCTACAGTAGAGTACGATGGTGTACGGCCTCTGGCGGTAATGGAAGAGCTTGTGAAGGCGGCGATTAACGACGAGTACCCAGAGCGAGCTTTCCTGCATACCGTTGCAGAGATCGACGAGCGTTTCATTCTGGTAGACAAACAGCGCCGCAGCATCACGTTGAGTGGAGCGTGAGGAGAAACCGATGACCAACGACAAGATCAGGAGGGCGCTGGAGGCGGCGCGATTTCAGTTGGGTTACTCTTACCAAGATAGATATGCTCATGAACTTTGCGGAGAAGCACTACGCGAACTCGATGAAAGGGGTGATGCCAACTGCAACGACGACCAATCTGCACCTGCGACAATCGTGGAGAGATGCGACCCTGCCCACGCCACGAAGCCGCAGGTCAGTAACTCGGCCCCGGCACAAGCGGGATCTGTGACCGGGGCTGAGTTAATCGCCGTCGAAAGACAACGCCAGATCAACCGCGAAGGATGGACGCCAGAGCATGATGACGAACACAAATACGGAGAGATGGCGAAGGCGGCGGTGTGTTATATCACAGGTAATCGAAGCCCGTGGCCGTGGTCTGACGATTGGTGGAAGCCAAAGGACACGATATCCAATCTAGTTCGGGCTGGGGCGCTGATCGCTGCCGAGATCGACCGGTTACGCCGATTGTTGAGCTGAGCGCAATAGCTAAGTTGGTACAGCAAAGCTAGTGTACAGGCACATTCTGTGGGTGTGCCACGATTACAGAAAACCAAACCGGATAAGATTCTCGCCTTAGACCAACTCCAGCTACTCCAGTCCATGTTGAAAGTGCTTGGGGCGCGGTTATTCTGCGCCTCGATGTTTTGGATACTGTCGGACCCAACGAGAACTCACTCTCAGAAAATAAAAGCTGCGTCAGATCGGCGCTTGGTGCCGTTTCTCTTCAACCGCATTCAAGATCATCTATACAAGAACATCGCCAGAAACAACCGGGTGTTGAAGCCGAGGCAGTCCGGTTTCACGACGTTCTTTTTGCTGTGTCGATTATTCCTGCCTATCATCACGTCGGAGGGCAAGAATGGGCTGTTGATCAGTCAGAATAGCAAGTACGCCGCGAAGCACTTTCAAATGGTGCGCAGGGCGTACAAGTACATCGGCGCGGTTAACCCGTACAATGACTCAGAAAATGAGTTGAACATCAGTCTGAAGCGCAATCTTCTGCACTATGAATACAGCAACAGACATGAGCTTGTATTCGATATGCTGGACTCAAGGTTGATCGTTGAATCGGCCGAAGTGGAAGAGGCTGCGCAGGGCGTTACCCTTCACCACGTTGTCAGCTCGGAGACGGCACGCTGGCCGGGTGATCCAGAAGCGACTACATCCAACGTCAAGGGTGCATTGATACCGGGCGGCACCTACGACGAAGAATCCACGGCGAATGGAATGGGTGGCTATTTCGCAGAGATGTATCTGGCGTCAATGGACGAAGTTACACCTGACGCGAAGCCTCATTTTTACGCTCATTACTGGGATGACAGTTACCAAGGTATAATTGGTACTGATGGAGCGGTCAGACATCTAACGGAATTGGAATTAGATACGATAGAAGAGAGTCTGACAGATGAGGAATACGCATTGATTCTAAAGATGCATAACGAACTTTCACAGGTAGCATGGAATGGATAGATACTGGTTGAAGGTAGAGAAGACACGCACATGCTGGTTATGGCGGGCCGGTAGGCTGCGCACCGGTTACGGCGTATTTTGGTATGCTGGGAAAAATTGGAAGGCGCACCGTTTAGCGTGGACTTGGAAGTTCGGACCAATCCCAGAGGGTATGATGGTGTGCCACAGGTGTGATACACCAGCTTGTGTCAATCCAGCCCATTTGTTTCTAGGCACAGCTTTGGACAATGGGCGAGACTGTGCTGCTAAGCTACGTTCAACTTACGGAGAACGACAGGTAAATCATAAGCTTACGTCTGTACAGGTAACTAAGATTCGTGCGATGTACGCAGGCGGCGCGGGTACCCAGAAAGAACTAGGTGCTTTATTTGGTGTTAATGATCGCTTAGTGTCTCGTTTGGTACGCGGCAAAATCTGGAAGCACCAAGATGCAGTTATGCTGCATAGAATATCTGCCAAGGTGCATGAACAGAGGGAACGTGGCTAAACGGCCTGAGGGTTTATCACGCGCCATTGTGCGCCAATATCTTGATCGGATAGCGTGGCGGCGCACGATGAAGATCGAGCAGCGCGGTAACTTCGATGAGAAGTATCCTGAAGACCCGATTACGGCGTTCTTGATATCGGGCGTCCAGTACTTCGACAAAGAGATCGCCATCGCCCGTAAGCGTGAGTTGATCGGATACAAACCGTGGCGCACGTACGATAACGGCGCGTGCAAGATGTTCCGTCAGAAGGTCGCGGGCCGCAAGTACTTGATCGGCGCTGATGTAGCTACCGGGCGTACCATCAAATCGGATGAGACAGACTTCTGTGCTGCGGTGGTGGGGGATTTAGAGACGGGCGAAGAAGTGGCTTCGTACCGGGCGCGGGTGACGCCGCAGGACTTTGCGTACGACCTGGATGAGTTGGGCCGGTATTACAACAATGCGATGATAGCGGTTGAACGCACCGGAGACGGCGGTACGACAATGCTTGTTCTCAGAGGTGAATGCCAGTACGACAACATCTATTTGCACACCGAATGGTTCCGGCGCGATCGTAAAAAGCAATTGATGAAGTTTGAGGGGTTTCCTACCACGGGTAAGACGCGGCCTATTGCATTGAACTTTGTCTCCCAATTTCTCAGTGAGCATCCAGACTTGATATGGGATGAGCAGTTCTTGAACGAGTGTTTGACATTCGTAAGAGACGAGCGCGGCATCCCTGAGGCCTCGCCGGGTTGCCACGATGACACGGTATCGGCCCGGTGGATATTTCACTTTGTCAGACGCGTGCAGTTGGGTTGGCTCATCCCGTGGGAGATGAAGTCAGAGCGGTACCTCGCGCCCGACCAAGTAGCGTTGGACAATTGATTGCGCGTACACTGTGTTTTGTGTACAATAGTTCTATCGGCCTGAGGTCGATTAAGGAGCAAGTCGATATGGACGAGCAGCAGGTTTACAAGTGTGGTTCTTGTGCGCGGGTCTTTAACACGGACTTAGGACGGCGTATACATCAGGGGTCTATGCATAAGAAAAAGCTGCGTACGCTTAACGCGGCAGCGGAGAAACCGAAACGTAAACAGCCGGGTAAGAAGGGTGTTCAGGTTTCGGATATGATTACCTACCTGGAAATGCGCGGGCAGGTTATCGCCGATGTCATCGCGGATCTGAAGAAGTTTGCGGGAGGTGTTCTGTGAAGCGGCCCGCACTGTCGGCGTACCAGATCGGTATGCTGAACTACATCAACCGCAACCGGGTTACGTTGGAGGATCTGGAAGCGTTTCACGGTGGGACACTCGGCAGTTTGATGTCGCCAACACGTCGCTATCTGATCAAGGGCGTCCCTCATGGTAAAAAGACGCTGGTGTTCTTGAATGACGACGGGCGCGAAGATTTGGCAGCGTACACTGGCTCGCGTTTGCGGGAGCGTGTACTGCCGGGTGAGCTTACGGAGCGGTGTCAGCAAATGTTGCGCGTGGTGCGCATCTTGAGGGGAGACAAGTGATGCCGGTACTTCCATCCTTAACTGAGCGAGAACGAGAAGCGGTCATGGCAGCGGTTGCTGATGGCCTTGAGTTGAACTGGGCGCAAGAGCATACGGCGGACAAGCGATTCGGCGGTAGCTATGTGGCCTACATGGGATCGCGGGTGATCTTCTCCTGCGGTACGGAGCAGGCGTTCAATCACCTGTACGATCAGGCGAAGATTGCAGCAGCGGCGAAGAAGAAACTCGCGCCGAAGGAGTTGGCAGTCAAGTTGCTCCAGGTGCTATCGGATCAGCCGCATGGGGCCTTGTACTTGCTGCGCAAGGCTGAGGCCGGGGATAGCTATTTGGAAATGGCGTTGTCCGTGCTTGGGAAGCTGGCGTCGGCAGGTAAGGTCAAACAGGTGATGTTCGAGGGTAAGAAGCGTTGGAGGACGGTGTGAGCGCGTAGGACTTGGAAGCACATATGATTCACGTTCCGAATGACACACCGCTGTGGGAGGTAGTCGGATCACTTCAGGTTGCGCAGGCGCGGCATGTAGCATTGTGCGGGCCGTCTCAGCTTGCTATTGACATAGCAGAGCTATCAGCTCGCATTATTTATTTAGATCCACCTGAGCACATTGAGCTGAACTACTCCAAGGCGTACCGGGCCATTGATACGAGTGAGAACCCCTACCCGGTAGTTCTCGCAGCCCAGAGCGGTATTACGATCAATACTGATGCTGTGATGAAGATCCAGTTACCCGGTATCCAGCCGGGTACGCGCGACGGGATCATCGTCTGCCCGAAGACATTCAAGCCAGAACTGGCACTCCCGCCCGTGACGTGGCGGGCCATCGTCCGCATGTTGCGTAGCTATGACAGGCCGGTCTACTTGATGGGAGAGCCTGGAGAGTGGATGGACGATGCCAGCTTTGCGGAGAATGAGATCCTAACTGAGCTTCCCCTCAAAGAAAAACTGGAGTGGCTGGCCGGGGCTGAGTTAATCGTAGGGGTGCCGAATGCGTGGTTGTGGTTGGCGGCAGCTTGGGAGAAAAAGATCGCGTTTCTCTATCCAGACTCGATACCGAAGTATCGGTGGTTCTGGTTTGCGTCGGACTCGACGTATGGGCGTATTTCATTTGTTCCGTACCAGTTGCAGACGGCGGTCGTGCTGACTGGCCTGAGGACAATGATCGATGCTCTTTAAGTGTTACTTTGACGTCCATAGAATATCATTCTCGCAGGGACGCGCTGCTAGATATGCGTACGGCTCGGTATCAGATACTGCTGGGTACTCATTGAATACGAAAAAGACAACTAACCTTCCGAAGTCTCAGTTTGTGCTTACCATGTATGAAACACTCTGGCGTGAAGCACTCTCCAAAATAGCTTAGCTGGTCCCTGTTCGATTCATGCGGCGTACCCTCAAGATGTGAAGGTACAGTCGCCTAGCAGTTTTGAACGGGAGGCAGCGTGCTACTCTCAGCATTGAAAAAGCTGCATCTTTGGATCTACGCTTACTTTGTCAAGTGGCATCGGGTACGGGCGACGTTGAAGGCGTTCCGGTCGGCGCACTCGCAGGAGATTTCGAAAACCCCGGTCTACTTGATGCCCTCGGTTATCGCGCGTCAGGAACGTGAGATTGCTGCGATCAAAGCGGGCAAGCTAGATGCGTCTATCACAGATAGGAAGTCGTGGGCTTGGCCGTTCCTGCCCGCATCTGTGAATAGGCTGTCGGTGCCTCTCATCAAGGCGACGCCGTACAACATCCGGCGCATGAGTAGAACGCCGGTCCCGCGCCGCGCAATGAACCTGATCAAAGGGTCTGTGATCTCGCAGCCGTGGGATGTGCGCCCTATAGAGGGCGTCCCGCCGACGACAGACGAAAACGATCAGACAGAGCGAATTAAGATCGCCAAGAAAGTGTTCTCGCACCCGAACAACGTTGACTCGTTTCAGACGTTCATGGAACAGGGCCTAGAAGATATGTGCGTGTTCGGTGCGTTTGTGGCGGAGCTGGCGGTAACGCCGGACCCGGAGCGGCCGTTAAAGATGTGGTGCATGAACGTCGAGTCTATCCGCATCTTTGCTGCATGGACAGAGTCCACGCCAGAGATGCCGCACTATGCGCAGATGACAGGGTTGAAGGGTGAGCGTGGAGCGTTGCTGTTCTACGAAGACGAAGTTTTGTACGTGAAGGATAACCCGGCGACAGATAATCCGTTCGGTCTCGGGAAGATGGAAGTCGCATTTCAGAGCGTGAACGATTTCCTAGGCGTCCAGGGGATGGCGGGCAGGGCCGGTACCGATCAGATACACAAGACTTTTCTCTGGTGGGAGGCGCCGCAGAACGAAGCCCACGTTCAGATCGTGCGCCGCCACATCCAGAATGAGTTGGAAGGGCAGGCGAAACTATCGATCATTACCGGCATGAAGAAGCCGGAGCCTATCGAAGTTAACCCGGTAACAGAGCAGGACCTGCTGTTGAACTGGCAAGAGCTTTTGATCCGCATGATCGCCAACGGGTTTGACATGAGCGCAATGGCTCTCGGCGTCGAACATGACGTTAACCGCGCCGTAGGCGAAGTCCTAGACGACAAAGACTTCCGGTCGGCGGTCGTGCCGATGGCGAAGAGGCTTCAGGAAGCGGTTACGCGCAAGGTGCTTCACGGCAAGCTCGGGTGGACCGATCTTGAGTTCACATTCTTATCGTTGGACGATCCAGACAGTCAAACCAAGATGGACATGCTTACCCGCATGTTCCAGAGCAATGCGGTTGCCCCGAATGAGATCAGAGAGAAGATGGGATTCCGCAAGGTCAAGAATCCGCTGTATGATCTGACTCAGTTTGAGATGATGCTGCTCAACGCCGAGGTTGCGGCCAACCTGCAAAACAAGAATCAAGACCGCGCGCTACAGCGCCAGATGATGGTATCGCCCACGGGATATGGAGGTCCGGGTTACGGCCCGCCAATGCCGCTCGATCCGGGGCCAGAGACTACAGGCCCGCTAGATAACGGTCAGAAGGGCGGCGCAGGCGGAGGCGGTGGTCCTATGGGACAGGCCGGTCAGAAGGGGATTACCGCGCCCAAGTCTCTATCGCTTCCGAAGTTCCCCATCGCGGCGGGCTACAGCGCGAGGGAGCTGTCTCAGATGCCCGTCAACCAGATCACGGATGTTATGAGAAGCTCGGGTATGTCTGCTACGGTGTTGCTGCGTGCGATGGACGATCAAGAGCCGGGCATCTTGGAAGAGTTGACAGAAGAGGTTAAGCAGTTCTTTGACACGATGCTCAAGGAAGAGAAAGCTAAACCTCAGCCGATCTCGAAGAAGACACTCAATCGTTGGACCAAAGATCTTGCTGTTAGAGTGCGCAAGCAGAATCAGCGTACGGCGGACATGGCGAGCTGGCTTTACCGCGTAGGCCGCACCACTGGCCGTCCAGGTCAGTCTGCTAGAGACCTTCCAGTGTTCGCGCCGAAGGACAGACGGGCGGGCAAGCCTGGAGTGCCGCCTAGAATTCAGGGGATATAGAACATGTCGAGAGTTGAACCAGTTCTGTGGCTGTTAAGCGGGTTGTTGCTTGTGCTAGTTGCTGCGCTGTTTGCGGCGGAGATTTTCTTCAAGGACGACTCGCAATTCTTTCAGGTTGTGTCCAACATGGCGACAGGCATCCTCGGTGCATTGCTTGGGCTGATTACGGGCAAGTCTACTGCTGCGGCTCCACCTGTAGCGCCGCCGCCCGTCCCGCCCGTAGCGCCGCCTGTTATACCGCCGCCCGGTCCGATTGTACCGGCACCAAATGTACCGTAGCTATGATCCACGTCTCGCCAGCCACGCTAAAACGGCTAAAGGCCCTGAATGTGTCGGGGGTCGTTACCCTCATGGCGGGGCGTGGCGGTGCGGCTACGGTCACGCTAGGCCGATTTCCTAAGCTTCTACAAGCAGAGCCTACGTGGGATGATGACTCGCGGGCCGCGTACGTAGTTGCTTTGGGCAGGAAATGGGCTAAAGACCTAGCTCTTCCGCAATCCAAACTGGATCAATCGGTGGCTCTTATTGGCTACAAGTCTAAGAAGCCCGGTGATGCAGGCGTGATAGATGAGGGTAGAGCGATGATGCGGCGGCAGGCGTTGAACAAAGAAGCATCCGCGTCTATCCAGTCTGCTATTGCTAGTCCAGGTAAGATGACCGTGAAGTACGTATCGGGTCCGTCTGTACGAGCATCAGTTACGGACTGGTTGCGCATGATAGGCGGTGATCCGGCGCATGGCAAGACGGTGACGATAGGCGGACTGTCGAAAAAAGAAACGGGCAAGTATTACAGCCGGTCGTACTATCGAGATAGTGACCGTAGCATTCACCTGCATACGGACTGCCCGGAGATCGTATGGCATGAGTTAGGACACATGCTGGAGCATATGACACCTGGAGGCGAGGACGCGGCGCACTCGTATCTTAAGACGCGGTCGCATGGCGCAGTCCAAGCGCTCGATACGCTTGACCATTCACACCCAGGCTATGAGTCGCATGAGCAGGCGTGCCGTGGGGACTTTCCGGATGTGTACCTCGGTAAGCGCTATCAGGATGGGGCCACGGAAGTTACCAGCATGGCGATGCAGTATTTGAAAGAAGATCCGGGTAAGCTTTGGCAGCGCAAGGAGCTGCTGTATTTTTTGTTAGGTATGATCAAGGCGTCACGTGATGGGGGTTTCCCGTGGGCGACTTAACGGTCAAGATTCCGCGTCCGGACGGGGCAGTAAGTGTCAGAGTGGCGGGCGAGAAGTTTACCTGTGACAATGCGGCATTGGCGCATGTGCTTCGCTACATCATGTTAGACACGGGACATCACGCTGATAGAGATCTGGAACTGGCGCAATTAGCAGCTAAGAAGTTGGGCGGCAAGGTTATTGACGAGCGTGAACCAAACGCTGCTGACCACGGTATATCTCGATGATGAGAGAGCCATCCATATCGCTTCCGCGCAGCAAGGCAAACTATCGCCAGTTGATAGCGAAGATGCACGCTCGCCTGGATATCGGCAAACCATTGCTGGCAGGCGGGCCGGGGTCAGGGCGTCATCCAGGGTACGGGATGCCGAAGGGTGTGAATCTTGACGAAGCTAAACGCTACGGGCTGCATCCTACTTGGGAGAAGCATAAAGACTGGCGGCAGCAAGCTTATGGTGGGATACTCGTCAATAGGGATGGACATTTCTTGCTGCGTGAACCTACCAAGCATTTTGATGGGTACGCCTGGACGTGGCCCAAAGGTAAGCTCGGTGAAAAAGGCGAGCACCCCGCAGACACGGCCTCGCGTGAGGTGAAGGAAGAAACAGGTTACGAGCATACATTCTTTGGCCATCTGCCGGGTACCTATAAGTCGGCCTCGGGTTCGCATTCGAGCTACTATATGATGCGGCCCAAGGGTTGGGACTGGACTAAGATGGACACGGAGACCAAAGGGTTGAAGTGGGCTAGTTACGAGGAAGCCAAGAAATTGATCGGCCAGTCCAAGAACGAAAGTGGCCGTAAGCGCGATTTAGAGATCTTAGACCAAGCGCACGCTCGTATCCAGAAGTATAAGAATACGTTAAAGAGCATGGCCGCTGATTGGGATAGAGAAGTATGGGCGGCAGACTGGAATGACTCGCTACATCCGCGCGGCCCCGGTGGGAAGTTTGCTGAGACAGGCGGGATGTCGCCCAAGGCAGCATTGAAGTTTTTCGGTTGGAAGAATGTAGGAAAAGACTTCTCGCGTACCACGTTCGGTAAGATTTCGGTGGAGACATACAAGCATATTTCCGGTCATAAGTTGAAGTACTTTCCTAGCTCCGCTGATTACAAGAACTCAGCTCCATACGTGAAGCACTATGGCCCTGCGAATCAGTTTCTCAGTAAGCATTTCACCAAAGATCTGCCACAGGCGTTAGGGATGATTCACAAGATATATATTGGTGGTACTCCGCCTACGCCGCCAGTAGCTCAGAAGCCGCAAACATCAGCTCCTCCGTCTGCACCAAATACGAAGCAGGGACTAGGCACATTGCCTAAACCTGCTGTGAGTAGCTCGCCGCCACCGGCGATGGCTCCGAAAGTGGCGCAGACGACCTACACCCCGGTCGGCACGGGCTTAAAGATTGTGAAGAAAGAGAGCGCTGACGCTCCAAAAGACAAGACAGATCGCCGCCCGTCACCAGAGAAATCGAGTACCCCTATCCCGCCGCCGTTGAATGTGGATAGCTCCATGTTCAAGGTAAAAGATCAACAGCCGTCGCTGGGTGGAGCACATGCTAAGACAGTGTTCCAGGATGCCCACGGCAGTGACTGGCTGTTCAAACCAGCTACGACACTAGGTGGGCAATCCTCGCCGTTGATGGCACGGGCGGATGAAGCTGTCTCGCGCATTGCGTCAGCTATCCGGCCCGGTTACTCTGTGGAAGCAAAGGCGTTGACGTTGAATGTTCCTGGAAAGGGGCAGGAGTTCGGATCAATTCAGAAAATGATCCCGGCACAGTTTCTAAGAGGTGAGGGCGGTAAGTTTAAAGACTTCACGGGGAGGAACTTTGACGCGCAGCCGTTGCAAGATTGGGAAGTCAAGCACCTACAGCAAGAGCAGGTGCTGGATTGGTTGATCAGCAATCATGACTCGCATGTGGGCCAGTTCTTACGCACGACAGGACAGTACGTTGGTAGCCGTGCGGTTATAGGGATCGACAAGACTCAGGCTTTCAAGTTTCTAGGCAAAGACGAATTATCGACTACATACCATCCGAACACAGTAGAGAAGCCGCCGATCTATAATGATATGTTCCAGCGTGTCAAAGAGGGTAAGTTGAGTTTTGACCCGCAACAGTCGTTGCCTATAATTCAGGCTGCAGAGAATATCTCCAGGGATGACTACAAGTCGATGTTGAAGCCATATGCTGACGAGCGCTTCGGCAAGGATGAGGCTGCAAAAAACAGCTTCTATGATCAGGCGATCTCGCGCAAAGAATACCTGCGCTCAGACTTTGAGAAGTTCTATTCGGGGGTTCTCGGCAAGAAGTTCGAGTTTGACCATGTAGCTACGCCCGGTGAGATTGAGAGCCTTGAGATCGACAGCAAGGGTAAGCACATTGAGAAGTTGCCGGACTCAGAAGTGCGGCCTAATTCCGGCGCACAGTTGAAGTCGCTGATGTCCGGTCTGCTGCAAAAGTACCCCATGACAGTGACGTCTGGAGCTTCTCCTACAGGCATCAAGGGGCAGCATGACTTGAATTCAGATGTTATCAGTAAGTGGGAGTCGAACTATTACAAGACAGATCCTACGCTACCAACTGCAGAGCGATGGAAACAGGCGGCGCAGGGCGCGGGTCTGTATCCAGAGGCGGCGGCGCATATCGGTTTGCTGCCATCTGACCTGAAAGCACTTAAGAGCAGTATCGGCGGTTGGAAGGGCAGTGGTGGTAACATTGAGGCCGGGTACTTTAGAGCAGGCGCGGCGGATGTCATGAACGCAATGCACGGTCAGTCTGAGAATCTGAAGAGCAGGTTCTCGGCGGCGGTTCAGCTAGAGTATGAGGCTACGCAAGCAAAGATTGGACAGATCCATCCGAATGGGATAATGAGTAGTTGGCGCGGGCTATCGGGCACGGTCGCTAAAGACATGCTTGATGCAAAGAAACTTGCTCTAGCTAGTGGACTGCCTACGGTCGCTTACAAGACGATGGGAGCAGAGGGGTGGTCGTATCACAAGGTGATGGGCAGCGTGTACATGCACTCAGATTTGCCAACTAAGAATTGCTTTTACCACTATGCGCTTAACCCTGGCTCCGGTTGGGGCGGCAGTGATTCTGAGCAGGAGTTCTTTATGGCTTTCAAAGATAGGACCATGCACTTGAAGCCAAGTGAGATTCACGGGGCAGCGAATAAGCGTAAGAAAGCGCCGGTGGTTGATGGTACAGTTAAACAGCAGGCATGGTTTGCGCATCCGTTGCGGCGCGGGCGTGACAACAATGTTATTGAGATGCAGTACGTTGGTGAGGGAAGTGATTTCAAGCCATGAACCAAGCACAGCTGCTCTACATAACGGCATTCGATCCGGACGAAGCTAGGGATGAGCACGGGCGCTGGACTAGGGGCGGCGAGACACCTAGTCTGAAACAGAGTACCGGTAAAGCTTGGAATGGTAACATAGTACCGGTGCGTACACCGTTGAGTAAACAGGACGTGGGCAAGCTTGGTGAAGCTATTGCTATCGGGTATCTGAAGACAGTACAGGGTTTGTCAGACGCGCGGCATTTGAACTCGAAGTTGAATAACTTCCCTGTGGATCTTATTCAGGATCACGGTGCCATAGAGGTGAAGACCGGTCTTGTTAGTAACGGTAAGTCGGCGCAGCAGTGGCGGGCTACGATTGGCCAGCCGGGTAAGGCGGAGACGGCATGGTTGAAAACGGCTTCGGCAGAAGATAAGGCAAAGTGGAATCACGCAAAGTCTCTTCAGATATTGGACCGTAAGAACGCGGCGCTAGCTCAGCTCAGTAAAGAACTGGGTAAGAAGGTCAAGGCGTCTACCCTCTGCATGATTGTCAATCCAGACAAGAAGACGGTAGACATCTATCAATTCAAGGGCTTCCATTTGAGAATAGGCTGGACTAGTCCTGAAGCAAAGAAAGGTTTCGTCGGGAGTTTTAAGTATGGCCGATGAGAAAGTTCCGAAAGAAGTACAGGAAGAGTTTGACGATAGTCTTGATAAAGACATTGAGACATGGAAGAAAGAAGTCAGAAAGGAGATAGAGGGCGAATGATTGCGGTCGCATCTGTTACGATGAATCGCTTAGAGCTAGCTAAGCGGTGTTTGGGTCCGTCGTTAGACAGGGCGGGGTGTCCGTTTCAGTTCTATACGTGGGACAATGGATCGGTAGACGGCGTACATGAGTATGCGCGAAGTCTGCCTCATACCGGTTTCGCGTATGCTGCGGGTAGAAACTATGGCTACGCCAAGGGTGTGAACCAGTTGATGCTACGAGCGTACGATGATGGCGCAGACTATTTCCTGGTTCTTGATCCTGATATCGTCATCCGCACCGATGGCTGGCTGGTTAAGATGACTCGCACAGTGTCTCAGATAAAAGAGACGGGCGTGGCGGGCATCTATTGTGGCGTGTTTGAGCTGCATCCATTGCGCAACGTAGAAGGAGTCATGGTGCATGAGGGCAACCCGTACGGCCCTAAGATGTGGACTCGCGCGTTGATCGATGAGATCGGTTGGCTGTGCGAGGAGTATGGGATTTACGGCAACGAAGACTGTGACTGGATCCACCGGTGCATCCGCACGGGCAAAGTTAGCTATTACGTGCCAGAGATAGAGGCTGCGCACGAGGGCAACGACACAGGAAGTCAGGATGAATACCGGCAGATGAAGTGGACTGCCTTGCGTGTAGCGGATGATAGATTCCAAAAGAAGCGCTTGTGGTACGACGACACGAAGCAATTCTACATTCAACCCCCGCCTTTGCTGGTGACTTAAAATGCCCACTGTGACCGTTCTTACGATGTGCCACAACTATGCTCGGTTCCTGCCAGAGTGTATCGACTCGGTGCGGGCGCAGACATACAAAGACTATGAGCACATACTCATCGACGCCGGTTCAGAGGACGACTCATGGGAGGTTATCCGCAGGTATGCTAAGCTAGATACGAGAATCATCGCAGTTAAGATAGAAGATCGCGGTTTGTGCTCGAGCCGCAATCATGGGCTGTTGTGGGCGCACGGGCAGTACGTAACCAACCTTGACGCAGATGACAAGCTACATCCTCGCTTTCTTGAACGCCTGTTAGCTAAGGCCGGTCCTAAGACGTTGGTCTGCCCCGGACTACAAGAGTTTGAGGGCGGTACCGGGTGCGGTTGGCCGTCATGGGGGACATCGCTACTGGACTTCTTAGACAACAATCGCATCTTCTGCTGCTCTATGTTTCCGTTGCAAGACTTTCGTGAGGTCGGCGGTTACGATACCGGCCTTGACTGGATGGGGTATGAGGACTGGGAGCTATGGATACGGTTGCTAAAGAACGGTTGCCGTGTTGAAGTAGTACCAGAGATTTTGTTCTATCATCGGGGGTGTTGTACGCGCGGACATGAAGCTTCTAGCTCTAGGAAGCGATTGGGTGGGCATGAGGAACGTGTACAGTACATTAGGAGCAAGCATGGAACGAGTTCAGTTTCATAGGTTGCTGCACCGGGCGGGTATCAACGCTGTGCAGACATATGTTGATGTTGGCTGCAACCGTGGGCAGACAATAGAGGAGATACGCTATATCTGGCCCTCGGCGAAGGTGATCGCGTTCGACATACTCTGTGACTGCGTGCAAGACGTACGGCGTAAGTGGCCTGACGTAGACGCAAGGTGTATCGGCCTCGGCGCATCAGAGACACGAGAGACAATTCTGCGCGGCACCTATGAGCAGACCAGCTCGTTTCTCAGGTGTACGCAAGAATCGAGAGAGCTGTATCATCTGCCGTTCGAGCAGTATGACGCCGGGTCCATTCCAGTATCTACGTTGGACAAGCAACTCGATGCCGTTGACCGTATTGATTTGCTGAAGATTGACGTGCAAGGTTACGAGTTAGAAGTGTTTGCGGGCGCTGAGCAGACATTGCTACGCACGGGTGCGATAATCGTAGAGTGTAACTGCATTCCGTGCTACGAAGGTGGGTCTACAATTTCAACGGTTATTTCGGCGCTGGCCCGTAGAGGGTTCCGGTTGAAGTACCTGTTTGACACTTACAGAGACGAGGATACTACGATCGTCAACCACGTTGATGGTCTGTTTCTTCCAGAGGTATAGCTATGGCGCACAAGTATTCAGACAACTGCGTATGCGACAAATGCGAGCGCGTGTTCTTAGATCGGTTGTTGGCTGTAATTGACAAGGGCATCGCTCTGCGTAAAGCGGTGGCAGCGGGCAAGAAAGCGAAGGACAAGAAATGAACAGCAAATTTGTGGCAGCGGTGCTGTGTGCGTTACTGTTCCTGTTGGGCTTCGGCGCGGATCGTGCGTATGCGGCATCGAGCGAAGAGTTCGGCTTTGTCGTGTTCCTTTATGTAGTGTTTGCGATGTTTCTCGCGGGCGTGATAGCGATGCTGGTGGAGGACAAGAAATGAACGTAATCATCTTCTCCCGTGATCGCGCGATGCAGTTAGACGCATTACTCCAGTCCATCGACAAAAACGCGCCGATACTGTTCAGTCAGAATCTTCAGGCTTTGATAAAGACGACGCATGTGGCCTACATGAATGGGTACCGCAGGCTGGCGTATGAGTGGCCGAATCTGGATACGACGTTCCGGTTCCGTGACTTGAAGTACCACTTGCTCAACGCAGTTGATCCGAAGCAGGAATTTACGATGCTGCTCGTTGACGATGCTGTGTTCTACCGCCAGCTACCGCCGTGGGACATCCTGCCCGGAGTAATCTATGCGCCGCGTCTCGGTAAGAACTGCACGATGTGCTATAACGCGGGCGGGGTTCCGCAGGCAGAGGGTGAGCTGGACTTCAAGACTATCGTCTCTATCGATGGTCATGTGTACCGCACGTCAGAGTTGCTGCCGAAGTTGCAGGGCATTGAGATCACGGTGCCAAACGACATTGAGGCACGGGTTCCGGCCGATGGGTGGAAACTGCGATATGCTGATCACAGCTGTCTGGTGGGCATCCCGTATAATCGGGTGTGTGAGGGGTACGGTAGCAGGGAGATGGTGGGCGGCAACAGCGCATGGGATCTCAATCGGTGGTATCTGTCGGGACAGCGCATAGACATCGACAAGATGGATTTCTCCGACGTGCGGTCCTGCCATCAAGACATCCCGTACGTGTTCAAGCAGATTTGAACTTTGAACTTGCATTTCGTCGAAAAGTGTACAATAATGGTTGTGTACCGGGCAGGAGGTTGGCCTAGAGGCAGCCATCCTTTAAAGAGTAGCGGCAAGGAAGAGATTCGGTCGCACCTACACAAATAGTTCGAGGCGCAAGTCTCGAGGGTGTCCCGTAACAATGGCCGAGTGGGTACCGAAGACGGTTGCGGTAGTCTCCGGGGGTGAGGCGGGCAACTACCCCGGATGTTGTACGTGGCCGTTAAGTCGCTTTTGGCGTAATAGCACACTGCCCGGTACCCAAAGGATTTGCTTATGCTAATCTCCCAAAAGAAAAACCTTGTGGTAGTGGTTTGCGGGGCGAGAGACTGGGAACTGGGTATCGCGCCTATCCTGCGCGAACTCCGCGCACGTCAAGACCGTCTCATCATGGTGATGGATGGCGGGGCGCGGGGCGTTGATACGATGGGCAACGTCGCAGGTAAGGGAATGGGCATCAGTACGGCGCGAGAGTTTGCTGAGTGGGATAAATACCATCGTGCGGCGGGGCCTATCCGCAACAAAAAGATGGTGAAGTTCCTGGTGATGCAGAGAGAACGCGGCATGGAAGTTGAAGTGCTCGCGTTCCACCAGGACATCACGAAGTCAAAGGGTACGGCGAACATGAAGAAGCAGTCGGAGAAGGCAGGCATCCCGGTATCACTTTTTTCTTGTTGAACTTGACAGTACGCTAGTGATAGTGTACAGTCGGTTCCAGGAGGCAGTACAAAATGAAACGGTTACTTGCAGTTGGCTTGTTGGCGGCTCTGAGCACGATGGCGGCGAACATTCTCGTCATCAAACAGACGGCGCTGCCGTGGATCCCGGTGGTTCCCGGTTTCACGGGGCAAACGGAGATTTTCGTGTTCCCCGACAATCCGGCGACCACTCGGGTGATGGTCACGGTGCATACTCCGTCCGGTATCCAGACGGTTGATGCGCCGGTGACGTTCGGATTCGCGCTGGCGTGGTTCGAGACCACAGAGGTCACCAGCGTGAGCGCGGTGGAGGTCCAATGAACAGCATCGTTGTCGAATTCAAGATCTCGATGCCGTCGAAATCGTCTGCGGTTTCGTTGATGCAAGCGGTGCAAGGTGCGACTGACGGCGCGAAAGGAGCGGATGTTGAAGAGGCTCTCAAGGGCAAGGCATTTGTGCTTCAGGCCGGGTACCGCGATCGCAAGGAAGGGGAATAGCGATGAAACGGGTTCCGTTACGGGTAGGTTGGCTTTCGGAAGAAGGGATGCTTGCCAAGGCCCTAGAGATCCGGGGCTACAAGCAGCTAGGAAAGGCGAATCGCCGGGGCATTTTTGCTACCGGTGGTGTTGGCGCACTACGGCGCGACTGGTTCGAGTTGACCTGGACGAACCATTTGCTGTTCACAGTCGCAGAGCTGTTGAAGCTCGGGTTCGAGCCGGGCGAGTTCGAGTACTGCCCGCACTGCAAACGTCTTCAGGTTGACTGCGACGAAGAGCAGCGCGGCATCGCTGCCCACAATGCGGAGGCGGCGGTATGATCGTCCTAGCGGTCATCCTTGCGTTTTTCGGCGGTGTGGCTGTGGGCATCTTCGCTGGAAGCCTCGGTGTGCAGCAGCTGTGCCGGGGTTGCGCGTCCATCCCGGTATCGTGCCAGTTGGGGCGGCACTCGTGGAAGGTGACGTGGTCGATAATCACGCTGCGGGGCGGGGCGCGTTCGGTGCATGAAGAGTGCTCGAATTGCCCGGCCTCGCGCACTCAAATGAGGGCAATATGAATCATCAACCGAATCCAGATCCGGCGTTCAAGGAAGCACTCTTCGCCCTGGTGTTGTTTATCGCCGTCATTGCGAAACTTCTCTCTTGATTTGTACGGTAGACGTTGTGTACAATAACGACATGGCAAACGGTAAGCAGTTGCAAGCGGCGGCGGCGCTGGGGTTCATGCTGGCCGGAAAGGCTACGTTCACCCTGCGCAGCTTGAAAACGGGGGCGCGGTATACGTACCGCGTCACCAAACACGACACGAATCCGATTTGGTTTGTGAAGCTGATGACGGGTCCAGACAACGAGGAGTCCTACTCCTACATCGGCGTCATACAAAACAAGAACTTCCGTACCACGGCGAAGTCGAAGCTGCCGGTATCGTCCGCGCCATGTCAGGCGATCTGGTGGGTGTTGAAGCAGCTGGTCGACGATACCCAGGCGATCGGGCAGGTTGAGATCTGGCACGCTGGGAAGTGCGGTCGGTGCGGGCGGACGCTCACGGTGCCGGAGTCGATCGACTCAGGGTTCGGCCCCGAGTGCATCCAGATGGTTGGAGGGATGGCAGCATGAGGACGTGTTCCAAGTGTCGCCGGGTGTTTCCCACGGGCAAGATGTGGGAGATCGAGAACAGCCTTGATGCGGAAGAGTACAGCGTATCGGTCGGCGATTTGCTGTGCGACGAGTGCTACCGGGGCAAGAAGGAGGTTGCAAGTGAGCTTCCCCGCGTGGGCCATACCCGATGTTGAAATCGCGCCGTGCGACTGGTGCGGGCGCAAGTGTCCTGGACCTGGGCTGTGTGAAGAGTGCAGGGCGTACAAAGAGTACGTTCAGAAGGGCGGCGGATATGACGATTCGACTCGATGAAACGACCGGGCAGGTGATTGCCGTGGTCGCGGGCGGCAAAGAGGAGTTGCTGTTGGAAGGGCGGGCGGGCCGGTTGCGTGCGCCGGTGGCGCAGGAGACGACGCCGATCATGGATAAGAAGGTTAAGATCGATGGGCATCCGTCGCCGGTCGGCAAGTGTCTACCGTCCCCGCGTCCATTGGAGCAGGTGAAGGCGCGTCCATACGCGGTAGCGGTTGGCGGGCATATCCAGTTCTACAGCCAGAACATGTTCGGTGAGCGAGTGCGGGCATTGTTGGAGCATGGCGTCCCGCCGCAGGCTATCGCCGTGGTCGACGAGCGTGATGGGGCGGTGTACCCAGTCACGGTACTATAGATTCCAGTGGTTGCGTGTCGGGTAACGGCGGGGGGTTTCGGCCTCCCGCCGTTTGGTTTTTACAGTGAGTTTTGATATGTCCTTTGATTTCAATCAGTGCTATCGGCCAACCTCAGGCTATCCTTTATCGGGAAACGTAGGCTGGGGCCTGTACAATCGTTTGACCGCGCCGGGTGGTCTGGTAGGGGTTTTGACAGTGCTTGTGGCTACGGCCTCGCTATTCGATTTGGCGGGGCATCGATTTTTCTTCTCAAACGGTCGAAATACCTCTTGCATGTACGGTAAGACTAGTGTACAGTATTGATATGGCAACCAAGCAACAGATCGAAGAGCGCATCCGGCGCAATCGGGAAATGGAAGCACGTATTGCAGCGCAGCGGGAGGCGGCAAGGCCCGCATTGGAAGCGAAGGCCCGCCGCCGTATCGCTCGTTTGTGCGTCAATTTTGTGCGGTCGTTGCCTATTGAGGATCAGCGTCCTGTGGCGAAGCAGATGATTAAGATCATGCGTCCAGATGTGGCAGAAAGGTTGGGCTTTTGATGAGACTTTTTGCCGGGGTTTAAACCCCGGCAAGTTCTTTGAAAGGATAAACAAAATGGCACACGTAGTTTTTTCGATTGTCTGGAAGTGGTCGGGTGAACCGTATGGCTGGGAGCGGTTTAACCCTCTCAATGGTAAAGCTCGTAAGGATACGGCTACGGTGTACGCTACGCGCAGGGCAGCGCAAGCGGTATTGCGGGAGATGCGCAAGCAAAAACCCCGTACCGGCAGTGATTGCCGTACCGTCAGTGGGCTTGAAATTCGTGAAGTGCCTCTTCAGGGATAAGAGGGGCAAAGGGCCGGGTTTTTAAACCCGGCCCTCTTTTTTGAAATATCCCTTGCATGTACGTTAGGATTAGTGTACAGTATTGATATCCATCGGCAAGAAGATGTACACGGCGTACCTCAAGGAGGCCAAGTGAAGGATTACGCAGTTCGCATATCGGTAGCGGGGCGGGATGGCCGTTCCAAGGTCGTTGAGAAGTCGTTTCGCACCGAAGAGGCGCGGTCTGCCTGGATTGAGAAGGCAGAGCGCAAGGACAACTTTATTGAGGTTCTGGCCTACGCGGAACCGGAAGGACAGGAAAGTCGATAAATGGCACAGTTGAAACCAACGGATACAATGGCGGCGCTGCGATTTGGCGGGGCATCGATTTTCTTCCCCAAACGGTCGAAATATCTCTTGCATGTACGGTAAGACTAGTGTACAGTATTGATATGGCAACCAAAAACGGCAAAAGATGCCTTATGTGCGGCGCGGGCAACGCTAAAGAATTTACAACGCCAGCGTCAGACGGGGAGCTGTACACGTATGACCTCTGTGCTCGCCACGGTAAATCGTGGGTCGGTGCGCAGCAAGCATTCAACTCGCTTGTCCGGCAGTCGGCAGCTGTGCTCACGCAGCAGAGAGACCAGGAGGGCAAGTGAAGGATTACGCAGTTCGCATATCGGTAGCGGGGCGGGATGGCCGTTCCAAGGTCATCGAGAAGTCGTTCCGCACCGAAGAGGCGCGTTCGGCCTGGATCGAGCGGGCAGAGCGCAGGGACAACTTTATTGAGGTTCTCGCCTACGCGGAACCGGAAGGAGAAAGGAAATGACGGTTGACAGCATGTCGACAGCCGATTACATCGCAGCTGCAAAGCTAATTGAGCAAAGGGCGATGGTAGCAGGGCAGCGTGGAAGTGCTCTGCTGTGGCGTGCCTTGTCTCACTTGCGAGCACGGTGGATACGCGGGGGTGCTGTTGACGACATTCTTGCCCTCTCTTGCCCTCGGTGCGGCAGACTTGTTCCCGGTCCCGCGTGCAGGCGGCGTACGTGCAGGTAGTCAAAGCGGAAAGGAAAATCGATAAATGGCACAGTTGAAACCAACGGATACAATGGCGGCGCTGCGCAACGCGATTGCGGCGCGTCGGACGACGATGCTCCACGGTGACCCGGGCATCGGCAAGACGCAGATGGTTTGGGCGCAAGCGGCAGAGGCCTTCGCCCATGTTTACGGGTGGAAGTGGACGGACGGCGTTCTCAAAGACGCCAAGGGCAAGGAGTACCCCTTCGGGTTTCCTCACTGCCCCTGGTATCGGGAGGCGCGGACGGCGACGATGAACCCGGAAGACTGGGGCCTTCCCCGGTTCGACAATGCGACGGGCCGTATGTCGTGGGCGATGTCGGATGTCCTACCCACGGACGAGCGCGGCGGCATCTTTTTCCTGGACGAAGTCAATCGCGGCACCGAAAGCACGGTGAACTCGTGTTTCGCCCTGGTGGATCGGAAGCTGCACAGCTATATCCTGCCGCAGAAGTGGTTGATCATCGCGGCGGTAAACGACAAGGACATCGGGGCGCGTAAGATGTCGAGCGCTTTCCTCAGCCGGTTCCGGCACTTGGACGTCCGTACGGACCTGGACGACGTGTTGAAGCTGGCGGTCGAGCGGGACTGGCATCCGGCAGTGCTGGCGTTCCTGCGGTTTCGGCCAGAGCTGCTTCACCAGTACGAGCCGAAGGCCCGCACGTCGCCTAACCCGAGGGCGTGGGAATTCGTTTCCAACATGCTGCACGCCGGAGAGGTTATGACCAAAGATGTAGAGCTGGCGTCCATCGCGGGCGATGTCGGCGAGGGCACGGCGAGCGAGTTTCACGGATTCATGGCTCTCTATCGCGAGCTGCCGAGCATCGAGGGTATCTTGAAGGACCCGAGTGGTTCGCCGGTCCCGAAGCAGACGGCGTCATTGTTCGCCATCGCTTCAGCTCTGGCTCGCAGGGCAACGCAGAAAAACTTCGCGGCTGTCGTCACGTACATGGATCGGCTGCCGCTGGAATACGCGGTGTTTGGAATCAAGACGGCCGTCAACCGGGACAAGTCGATCGTGGCTGCGTCTCGCGAGTTCTCTAACTGGTGCGCCAAGCACAAGGACATCACTCTGTAAACGAGGAGATCATCATGTCGAAAGTCGCTATAAAGAAAAACAACAAGATCAAGGCCGGTGGGATGGGCGGCGTGAATTCGCTGGCGGAAAAGGCCATGCTGGTGAAGGTGACCATCCACTCGTGGCAGATTTGGGTCACGGACGAGAAGGCTACGAAGGAAGTCGCAGAGCGCAACGGTGCGAAGAAGGATGTCGGCCAGTACCGCAAGAAGTTGATCGACTACTCTGCCAAGAAGGAGATCACGGAGGCGATCAACGATCTGCGCAGCACGGTAGCCTATCTGACGTCGCCGTGGGAAGATGGTGGCTGGCGCGTCGTGTCCAACGTAGGCTGGTTCGATTTCGTCAAGAAGGTTGACGATGGACGGGACAAGATCCTCAAGGCTGTCGACAAATTCTTGGGCGGGTACGATGAGATCATCGCGGCTGAAAAGGTACGGCAGGGCGCGCTGTTCGAGCCCGAGCGTTATCCCACCAAGAAGGAGATCCGCGCGGAGTACGGCGTCGATGTTTCGCCTGCGGGCATCCCCGACGGCAATGATATCAGGTTGGAAGTGGGCGACGCGGAGTTGACGAAGATCCGCATGTCGGCAAACGATCGGGCGCAGGTTGCCTTGGATGCAGCGGTGAAGTCGATTTGGAGCCGGTTGTCGGAGGTGGTCGGACGCATGGCGGACCGGTTGAAGGCGTACAAACCGGCCACAGATGTGGAGAAGGCATCAGGCACGTTCAGAGATTCGCTGGTGAGCAACATCGAAGACTTGCTGGCGGTCATCCCGTCGTTGAACATCACCAACGACACGAACATGGTTGCATTCGCCAACCGCATTCAGAAGGAGCTGGCGGCGCACTCGGCGGAAGTGCTGCGCGACGACGAGAAGGTGCGTACCTCGGTGCAGGCGCAGGCGGATGATATCCTGAAGAAGATGAGCGCGTACCTCTAGGGATTTCAACGAGGGCCGGTGACAGCGGCCCTGAATTGAAGGTCCTGGTTCGGTTGCCGTCCAAACAGCAGCTACGTAAGTCCGAGCGCGGTAGCGTGGGCGGTTAAGAGGCTGCTAAACCTCGGTGCCAGACGTGGTGCCTGCCCTCCGGGGCCTTCACGTTTTTCTGGTTGACTGTACGGTACGGTTTGTGTACAATATTGATATGGCAAAGATTCACTGCAAAGAGGCGGTTCGGGGCCGGTTCAATACGCATGGGGAACCGGTTGTCGAGCTTGACGGAAACATCACGGTCACGTTGACGGTGCAGGTGAAGCCGGGTACGACACCGGCAGAGTTCGCGCACCGGTTGAAGACGGCGTTGGAATGCGAGATCGATGCGGCCTTGCTGTGCGATCTGCGCGCCAGCATGGAGGCGCGTAATGGCCGGTAACTTGATGAGCACGGTACGGGCGAAGATGATGCTCAACGACAACTTCGTTTTCTTTGCGACGTTGGCGATGAACCTGGAAGCGATCGAGACGCGGGCCGTCCCGACGGCGTGTACGGATGGGACGTACCTCTGGTTCAACCCAGATTACATGGCGTCGCTCACTCCATCAGAACAGTTGTTCCTCGTGGCACATGAGACGCTGCATCCTGCGCTCGGCCACTGCTGGCGCATCGGGCATCGCGATCCGTTGCTGGCAAACATGGCGGCAGACTACGTCATCAACGACATCCTTGCGGACGTCAAAGACGTTAAGCTGCCTGCGGGCGTGCTGTTTGACAAGACAATCTCGCGCAACGCGAAGGGTGAGCTTCGGTCGTTCGAGCAGGTATACGCGGTATTGTTGGAAAAGATGGAGAAGCAAGGAGGCCGTCCGCAGGCGGAGAAAGGTCAGGGCGGGTCGAAACCGGGGCAGCAGTCCAAGGGTCAAGGGGATGGCAGCGGTGCGGCTAAGGGCGCGCTAGGGCCGGCTGCGGGTACTCCACAGGATGGCCCACAGGGGCCTACGCCGATGCCAAACTGCCCTACGGGGGATTTCATCGCCGCACCCAACCCGGAAGCGGGCAAGCGCGACGATACGACCAAGTCGGAAACGGACTGGCAGATCGCCTTTGAGCAGGCGGTCAAAGTGGCACAAGCTGCCGGTTGCCTGCCCGGTGGAATGGCTGGGGTCGCAATTCAGGCGCGGGAACCGAAGGTGGACTGGGTCGCGGAATTGAAGGAGTTCATGACCCGCAATCTAGCCAGTGATTATAGCTTCGCGCGGCCGAACCGTCGCTTCCTCGCTGACGGGCTGTACCTTCCGGGTGTCGTCAAAGAGGGCGTGGGCGAGATCGTATTGGGCGTCGACACGTCGGGCAGCACGATGTCTTACCAGAAGCTGTTTGCCAGCGAGTTCTGCGGCATCATCAACGAGGCGCGGCCGGAAAAGATCCATGTGGTTTACTGGGACGCTTCGGTGCAGGCCACGGCGGAGTTCACGCCGGACGAGTTTGACATGGAGTACAAGCCGAAGGGGTTCGGCGGTACCACGCCGGAGGTTATGTTCCAGTGGGTTGAGGCGCAGGGGTTGAACCCGAAGGCTCTCATCTGCCTAACCGACATGGAATTCTACTGTGACCCGAAAGAGCCGGGGTATCCGGTATTGTGGGTAGCGCCGGAGCACTGCAAGCAGACCGCTCCGTTTGGCCGGGTGATCCCCATTCAGAAAGAGGGATAGTGATGAGTGACCAGCATGATTCACTTCGAAAAGATGCATTGGACTTCACATTGAAGCAGCATCCCAGGGAGCCGGGGGACAAGGTGCATTACACGCCATTGTCAGATGCGTCCGGTGTTACGATACTGGAACGTATGGTTGATTCGGACAATGCGGTGCGGGCGGTGAGCAAGTCGTTGGGCGGTACTATTGACATACCCCTCACGCCGGATGCACTCCCGCAAGCACCAACGCAGAGTGAGGTAATAGACGATCTAGTGAAGCACGGTGCAAACATGCAGGTACCGTCGAATGACGTGATCGAGCAGGTGTTGCGCGGTGCTGATGATGCTGCTGCGAAGGCGCAGAAGCTGTCGAACTACCTACGTGAATTGGACGCGCGTGCGAAGCTAATGATTGCACAGCCAGAAATCTTCTCGAAGTCAGAGCTGCAAGCGATTCGGGACGAATGCGTCAACGCTAGAGCACATACTAGCTCTGTCACATCTTCGCACAAACCGATATTTTTTGAAGCTCTCAGCATGATCATTGACCGTCTGCCGGTGGTCAAAGATGAGACAGCCGGTGCGGGCAAGGTCAAGATAGCGAGCGATCGGCGGTTGCCTATTGCGGCTGATGGCGCGCGCGAGTTGCGTATCATGGACAAGATGAGCACGGGCAAGGAGATCGCAAAGAGCGGGCGGTCGTTGACGCACGTCGTGACGGAGATCATGGAACAGACATTTCCGGGTCTGCTGGCGAAGTTCTACCCTCGGCAGTACCAGAATGTTGGCGCGTATCACTCGCCCAAAGTGATCTCGACGTTCCTAGCCAACGTGGTATCCGAAACAACTCGCTACGGTTTCGATCGTGCGCCCACGGCGTACCGGTTGATGTTGCCGGGTATGCGGTACATGATCGATCACAAGATGCCCATGTTCTTTATCAGCCCTGACATGCTGAAAGCTATCATGCTCACGAAGTTTGATAATGACATAGACTGGGTGAACATGAAACTGCCGTTTGAATCGGCGGTGTTTGTGCTGCCTACGGGCGGGTGTACGCATCCTGAGGACGGTGATCTGGCGTGCATCATGTGGAATCGCGCTGTCGGCGGCACTACATACCAGCCACCAGTGAGTGGCTATGGCTTGCCGCCCATCACGGTTGAGAATACATCGCTGGCGTTGGTCGGCCTCTGCACGCAGACTGGCGTGTGGTACGACGCGTGTCTGTCGGCAAAGGAGCGTCCTACGTTGCAGCTGCGCAATCTGTTTTATCGCCAGCCGGGTGAGGCGATGCGGCCGATTGAGAAATCGGTACCGGGCCTTGATGAGGACCTCGTGGCTGAGACAGATGCACCATTCATCGAAAACCTCGGCGTCATCGTGTTTGGAACGTTGCTGGCGATGCAGGCCCGTCCGGATCTGATCGATGCTGCGAGGCTAGACAAGGTCGTGCAGCACAAGGGCGGCGAGCGCAAAGAGTTCTGGTACCCAAACATCATCGGCAAGCGGTACAAGATTCGGCGTGAGGTTCCCTCGGTGAAGAGTGGACAGTTCCAATTCAAAGCCGGTGAGTCGAAGGGCGGTACCCATGCCAGCCCACGAGCACACTGGCGCTGCGGCCACTTCCGGCATCAGGCGTACGGGCCTAAGAGCACAATGCGAAAGCAGATCTGGCTGGAGCCGGTGTACGTCTGCCCGATGGGGGAGGAGGAAAAGAAATGACACCACGCAAGTACGTTGATGAGCTGGTGCGAATTACGAAGCGGTGGGGCAAGACTAGTGCTCACTTTACCAGTGAGCACGGGCCACGTGAGGGTACAACGCAGCGGCGCAGGCGTTGACTGTACACTACGGTTTGTGTACAATGGTTCTAGGAGGCAAGAGGCAATGTGGTTGATGACGCGGTACGGTTTCTTTTCAACGTCGGTGTACACGCCGGGGCGGGTCACGGTGCGGGCGCGGTTGCGCCAGCATCTGGAGTTGCTCCTGAAGCGGTTTCCCACGTTGCAGGCGGTTGCGATCGTGAAGACTCCCCATCGGGACTATGCGTTCCGCATCACGATCGGTCAGCGTGAGTGGGCGTCCGTCGTACAGCAGTTGGCGGCGGAGCAGACGTGGCACAACTTCAAGGATGAAGCAGCGCGGTTCGAGAAGGCAAACAGCCAGTCTCACGATTACGTGGCGGCACTGCATCAGATCTGGCATGTGATGCTCCGGTTGCAAGACAAGTTCCGCGTGAAAAAGGCCGGGGCATTCCTCGGCGGAGGTTATGAATGAGCTACGAAGTTCGATTCAATGGGCGCGTGTATTATATGGGCGGTGATTATGTGATGGCGCGTATGATTGGGGGTGCGGTAGCAGCCGTTCTTCACGACTTGAGAGGCTCGGGTACGATCGAGTACTTCAGAGACGGCGTCAGCTTTGCAATTGAACCGTGGATAGTTGGGGTGCAGCAATGAGTTTTCATGCCGTGTGTGATGCATTAGAGGCCTGTTCGCGGGCGTCGGGGCGCAACGCCAAGATTGCCATCCTGGACGAGCTTTATCAACTCGACCAGAAGATGTTTCGCGAGGTGGTCCTGTACGCCAAGAACCCCATGTGGTGCTACCACATGAAAGCGCCGGTCATTACTCGGCAGCGCGGCGGAAAGTCACCAGAATCAGCGTGGATTGAGCTGCGCGGGTATCTTCAAGACCTGCGTGATGGGCGCATGGCGGCGAACAACGGCGGGCGCAAGGTGGTCGAGCGCGCGTTCGAGTTCTGTGATGATGCTACGGCGCGGAAGTGGATGGCGGAGATCATGAATGGTTCCCTCAAGTGTGGCATCCAGGATTTCGAGCGGTGGTTCCCCGGCCTGATCGTCAAGTCGCCGGTAATGCTGTGCGGCAAGTGGGACGGGGAAGAGCTGGCCGGGTCGTGGATCGCAGAGCCGAAGTTGGATGGGTACCGGGCGGCGGTCGTGGTGGACCAGCGCGGTGACTGTCAAGCTATCTCGCGCGGCAACAAGGAGTTTTGGAACTGGGAGCATATCGCGGCGGAGATCAAAATGCTCGGCCTGCGCGACGTCGTCCTGGATGGAGAGTTCTTTGCCGGTACCTTCGGCCTCACGGGGTCGATCTGCAAGTCGCAGAAACCGCACCCGCAGGCCCACGAGCTGAAGTTCCACGTTTTTGACATGTTGTCGGGCAAGGAATGGGTCGAACTGCGGTGCCAGCGGGAGCTCCGGCTACGCAAGGCTACTCTGGCGGGGGTAGTCTCGGGGGTGTTCGGGGGTAAAAACGTGGCTAAAGCCGCGCTAGCGTCGGCTATCGTAGTTGTACAAGGCGTCCCGGTGCGCAGTACGCAGGAGATCGAGGATGCCGTAGCCGGGTTTTACCAGATGGGATATGAGGGCGGGGTTCTCAAGCGCACTGATTCGGAATACGTGTTTGACCGCTCCGACCTGTGGTTGAAGGTCAAGCCGGAAGAAGACTGTGACGTCACCGTCATCGACGCTCTGGAGGGCAAGGGCCGGTTGAAGGGTCGGCTCGGGGCGGTCGTGGTTCAGGGTATCGTTACGTATAAGAAAAAGCAGTATGCCATCAAAACAAGAGTCGGCGGCGGGTTTGCTGATGAGGCTCGCGAGGAGCTGTGGGCGTTGCATGGGCGTGGCGGTCTGGTGGGCAAGACGGTTGAGGTTCGGTACCAGGACGTTACCACGGAGGTATCGATGGGCAAGAATTGCGCGGCGCTGCGGTTCCCGAAATTTGTGCGAGTGAGGGATGACAAATGAGAACACCACGTGAAAGGCGTTGGGAAGCGCGCTTAAATGCTGAGATATATGTCAAAGCTTCATTGCGAAAGCGTCATGCAGGTGTGTTCAATTCTCCGCGTGAGGCATTGCTCAACGATGTTACTGAAGAATTGAGAATGCTTCGGTATGCCAAGAAAATGCTGGAGAAGAAATGATT